GATTCGGCGCGACTCTGTGCAGCCCGCGTTTCGAGTCAGTACCTCAAACCCCATCTCGACGTCGGTACCGGAGTCTTCCAGGACTCAACTTCCGACCGTGTTATGGGAGCCGACATTCGCTACATGCTGCCCGGTGAAGGCTGTCTCGAATGTTGCGGCGGATTGCGTCGTCATCATGATGCCGAATACGAGCTAAACCGGCGCCCGTCTGAACTCAGACGAGCTGGTCCAGCGTCATGGAGAGACGAGCGCGCTGGCTCACTGATCACACTGAACTCCGTTGCTGTCGGTGTAGCCCTGCAACTTTACGTCGACAGTCTTGCCGAACGGTTTGCAGGTAGCCGTTGGATGCGACTGGAATGGACTCCAGACGGTCAAGTGACGTCTCAGACATTGAGGCCTGATTTCATCGGAGACTGTACTACTTGTGGACGACTCGGTCTTGGTGACTTTGTGCCGATCAATCGGGGTGGTCAGTAACATGAACCTCGAATATTTCACTGCTGATTACGCGACAAGATTTCGTTCGGGCTGGCAAACTGCCTGTCTGGTAGAACCAAATGTATTTATGTGTATCACAAATAGCGTAGTGGTGAATTCCGTGCCGCAGGTCTATTTCCTACAGGGCGGTTTTCAGTCCGACTGTGATCGGGCGGGCCCGGGGCGGAAATTCGACACTTCGTCTGCCGTGTAAATGCGGGAACATCCGAATAGACTCTGAAGCAGCATGACATCGCGGGTAACGTTCTATATCGACTGAAGGCGCGAAACGTAGCCATGCAGGCTGCTCATTCACGCTTGCCGGACAATCCTCTTTGTTGATCAATCAATGATTTGGCACGGTAGTTGTTTCTGTAATCGACTTGTGGACCAGCTCTGAGAGAACACCGGTGATGAAGGTCGAGGGAAACATCGATGGCAAGACTGGAAGAAATTACTAAGGACGCGGCTGTACGTGGCATCCTGCCCGACGGAGTCGTCACGATCGTTGATGCCCAGTGGCACGGATCAGATGTCGTCGAGGCGATTTACAAAGAGGCTGGTGGTCGGACGGGCAGCGAACTGCTTTTTCGAGACCGTGAATCAACACTCGAGATCGTCGAGTCCGGCCGCCCCTGGAGTTTCACCGGGGACGGAGACCAGCTGCGGCTTGTTTCTGAGGCGTATCGAATCCAGCTTGCTTATCTGTTTGACCCGGTGCTGGCCGTCCATACGTCTCTGGTCGATCCGCTTCCGCACCAGATCACGGCCGTCTATGAGGAGATGCTGACCCGCCAGCCGCTGCGATATCTGCTCGCCGACGACCCCGGGGCCGGCAAGACGATTATGGCAGGGTTGCTGATTAAAGAGTTGATTGTTCGCGGCGATGTCCGGCGCTGCATGATCGTGGCCCCCGGTAATCTGGTCGAGCAGTGGCAGGACGAACTGAGCGACAAGTTCCAGTTGCCGTTCGAAATTATGACCAACGACAAGTTCGAGTCTGCTCGAACCGGGAACTGGTTTCAGGAAAACCCGCTCGCCATCTGCCGGCTGGACAAACTCAGCCGAAACGAGTCCGTTCAGGAGAAGCTGGGAGCGACGGACTGGGATCTCGTCGTCGTTGACGAAGCTCACAAGATGTCTGCTTCGTACTTCCGCGACGAACGGAAAGAGACGAAGCGGTACAAGCTCGGCCGCTACCTCTCTGGTTTGACCCGTCATTTTCTGCTGATGACCGCCACGCCTCACAATGGCAAAGAAGAAGACTTTCAGCTCTTTCTCGCTCTGCTGGACGGCGATCGGTTTGAGGGAAAGTTCCGCGAGGGCGTTCACGTCGCCGACACGTCAGATGTCATGCGTCGCATGGTCAAAGAGCAGCTCGTCAAATTCGACCAAACGCCGCTATTCCCGGAACGCCGGGCCTACGCCGTCTGTTACCAGCTCTCGGATGACGAGGAAGCTCTTTACAAAGCCGTCACCGACTATGTTCGTGAGGAATTCAACCGGGCGGAAGCTCTCCAGAATGACGGCCGCCGCGGAACGGTCGGATTTGCGCTCACTGTCCTGCAGCGACGGCTGGCGTCATCGCCCGAGGCGATCTACCAGTCGCTTCGCCGACGTCGCGAACGTCTGGAAAAGCGAGTTCGCGAAGAGAAACTGATGAAGCGCGGCGCGTCCGCTCTGCTGGGGCTGGAATCCGAGCTGCCTGCCCTGCAGGACGATGATGACATTTCGGACTTTGAGGACTCGCCGGGCGACGAGTTCGAGGACGAAGAGGAAGCCATCGTCGATCAGGCCACGGCAGCCCAGACAATTGCCGAGCTGGAGCTGGAAGTGCAAAGCGTCGCGCGGCTGGAGCAACTGGCTCAGCAGGTACGTCGGAGCGGATCGGACCGGAAGTGGGAAGAACTTTCGGCGTTGCTGCAGGATGACGAGCACATGTTCGATGCTCACGGAGCCCGTCGGAAACTGGTGATCTTCACGGAGCATCGTGACACGCTGAAGTATCTGACGGAACGGATTCGGACGCTGCTTGGACGGCACGAGGCTGTCGTCACGATCGTCGGTGGCATGCTTCGCGAAGAACGCCGGAAGATGCAGGAGAAGTTTACTCAGGACAAGGACACGGTGGTTCTGCTTGCGACCGACGCAGCTGGCGAGGGTATCAACCTGCAGCGAGCCCATTTGATGGTCAACTACGACCTGCCGTGGAACCCGAATCGGCTGGAGCAGCGGTTTGGGCGTATCCATCGAATCGGCCAGACCGAGGTCTGCCATCTGTGGAACCTGATCGCCTCCGAAACCCGGGAAGGCGATGTCTTCCGCCGACTGCTGGAGAAACTCGAGGTCGAGCGGGAATCACTTGGCGGGGCGGTCTTCGATGTGCTTGGTCGTTCGATCGAGGGGCGGGAACTGCGGCAACTGCTGGTCGAAGCGATCCGCTACGGAGATCGTCCGGACGTTCGCGAGCGACTGTTTCAAAAGGTCGACACGGCACTCGATCATGACCGACTGCAGGAATTGATCGAGGATCAGGCTCTGGCTGATCACGCGATGGACTCGTCGCGTATCCAGCAGATTCGCTGCGACATGGAGCGTGCGAATGCACGACGCCTGCAGCCACACTTCATCTCAACGTTCTTTCGCGACGCATTCCTGCAGCTTGGCGGCCGCATGACGGAACGGGAGACCAAGCGGTTTGAGATCACACGCGTTCCCGCAGCGATCCGCAACCGCGATCGAATCATCGGCACCCGTGAAACTGTCCTGCCGGCCTACGAGCGAGTCACTTTTGACAAGCACCTGATTCACGTGCCCGGCAAGCCGCAGGCCGTCTTTATCTGTCCCGGGCATCCGTTGCTCGATTCCGTGATCGACCTGATTCTGGAACGGCATCGAGACCTGCTCAGGCAGGGGGCCATCCTTGTCGATGAGGAAGACGATGGCGAGGACCTGCGTGCCCTGCTGTATCTTGAGCATTCGATTCAGGACGCTCGAACGAATCCGGATGGCAGTCGGCGAGTCGTCAGCCGGCAGATGCAGTTTGTCTCGATCGACAGCGGCGGCAAGGTGCGTAACTGTGGCTACGCCCCTTATCTCGACTGCCGCGCGGCCACAGAGTCCGAAATGGACCTTGTTGAGTCCCGGCTGGATGAGCCCTGGCTGACGCGGGGACTGGAACAGCGGGCCGTCTCGCACGCTATTTCCGAGCTGGTGCCACGCCATTTTCAGGAGATTCGTTCCCGCAAAGAGAAGATGCTCGACAAGACGCTGGCTGCGGTGCGGGATCGATTGACGAAGGAAATCTCGCACTGGGATCACCGGGCTCAGGTGCTGAAGGCGCAGGAAGAAGCTGGAAAAAAGCCGCGTTTGAATTCATCCAAAGCTCAGTCGCGAGCGGATGAACTGGATACCCGGTTGCAGAAGCGGATCACCGAGCTGGAGCAGGAACGAAAGCTGTCGCCGCTGCCTCCCATTGTCATCGGCGGAGCGCTCGTCGTTCCGGCGGGGCTACTCCGGAAGCTGGGCGGAGGCAGCACGACCGCCGCGATCGTCGGGCCGAAGGACACGAAGCGGGTTGAGATGCTGGCCATGCAGGCTGTTACTGAGGCCGAGCGACGGTTGGGGCATCAGCCACGCGATGTCAGTGCTGACAAATGCGGGTACGACATCGAATCCGTGCACGGTGAAACCGGCCACCTGCGGTTTCTGGAAGTCAAAGGCCGTATTGCGGGAGCCGACACCGTCACCGTCACAAGGAATGAAGTCGTGACGGGCATTAACTCAGCTGAGAACTACATCCTGGCCATCGTGCAGGTGGAAGACGATCAGGCAGCGGAGCCGGTCTATGTCACTTCGCCGTTTCAGGCTGAGCCGGACTTTGGCGTCACCAGCCAGAACTACAAACTGAAAGAACTGCTGGAGCGGGGGCAGTCGCCTCAATGAATATCCCAAACATTTGAGGACTCGTGACATTAAAGACAGGAACCTTGCAGATGGGCCAGAGGCAATTATTCGACGAAAGCGATTTATCGAATCCTGACGATGACAAGTCGCTGGTCGATGAACTGTTTACACGAGCGGGGAAATATCGAAATGCGAAAGACTACAATGATCTAATCCAGTTTCTATGCAAATTCAAACGCTATTCGCCTTTCAACGGCATGCTGGTCCACATTCAGAAATCGGGTTCTACGTACGTCGCCCGTCCCGACGTTTGGCTGAACAAGTACGAGCGAGTCATCACACCTGACGCCCAGCCATTGATGATGCTTCGTCCGGGGGGGCCTGTGATGTTTGTGTTTGACGTGTCGGATACCGAGCCTGCGTCAGAATCAAGCAAGGAATTACCTGAGGAAGTGACGGCACCATTTGCCACAAAAGGTAAAGGCGATGAGGGCGGTCGGCTTGAGCGTACAATTAGGAATGCAGTTAGAGATGGCGTCAGGGTGACTCGGCGTCCCCTCGGGTCGCAGCAGGCTGGTGCGATCGGACCAACTCGGACGAAAACCGTTAGACTGAAATTCGAAACCTCTAAAAAGACGCATCACATTCCATTGCGATACGACATGAAGCTGAACAGTAAGCAGGACAGTAACACGCAATATGGAACCCTGGTCCATGAACTGGCTCATCTGTATTGCGGGCACATCGGGTCGCCACATGAAAAGTGGTGGAGGTCTCGACAGGGCCTTGATCAGACTACTGAGGAATTTGAGGCCGAGACTGTTGCGCACCTTGTTTGTAGTCGCCTCGATATTGACCTTGGATCAGACAGTTACCTCAGTGGGTATCTCAAAGATAATCGCGACATCCCAGAGATAAGCCTCGACACAGTGCTGACGACAGCTCGGCTTATCGAGGAGATGGGACGAGCGAAACTTTCACCACGCAAACGCTGATCGCTGACAGGACACCGAATGAGCACGTATCGCAAGAAACTGATTGAGGTCGCGTTGCCGCTGGAGGCCATTAATGTGGCTTCGGCGCGGGAGAAGTCCATTCGGCATGGGCATCCTTCGACGCTGCATTTGTGGTGGGCTCGGCGGCCGTTGGCGGCTTGTCGGGCGGTGCTGTTTTCGTCGCTGGTCAATGACCCGGGCGACGATCCTATGCACAGTATTGATCCGGAGATTGAAGCCACCGAGCGGGCGAATCTGTTTAATCTGATCGAAGACCTGGTCCAGTGGGAGAACAGCAACAATCCCACGGTCATCAACAAGGCTCGGCTGGAGATTGCTCGCAGCATCGCGGCCAATAAGGTGGCGGACGGGGAACTACAGGACGACACGCCGCTGGTGGCGAATGCTCCGGAACTGCCGGAGGAACAGGCGAAGTATCTGCCGGCTCCACCGCCGGAATACACGGCGAAAGACGTGCGGTGGAAGATGCCGGGATTGAAGCCCCAGCAGGTGAACCACTTTCTGGCGCATTACGCGCCACCAGTGCTTGATCCGTTTGCGGGCGGCGGCAGCATCCCGCTGGAGACCCAGCGACTGGGTCTGCGGGCCTACGCCAGTGATCTGAACCCGGTGCCGGTGCTGATTAACAAGGCGTTGATCGAGATACCGCCCCGGTTTGCCGGTCAGCCGCCGGTCAACCCCGAAGCACAGCAAGGCAAGTTGGCCACCAGGGTTTACCGAGGAGCCGAAGGGCTGGCCGAAGACGTGCGTTACTACGGCAAGTGGATGCGGGACGAGGCGGAGAAGCGCATCGGGCATCTGTATCCCAAGGTCAAAGTCACGCAGCAAATGGTGGACGACGGACGGCCCGATTTGGAGCCGTATGTCGGGCAGGAGTTGACCGTCATCGCCTGGCTCTGGGCAAGAACGGTGAAGTCGCCAGATCCGGTTGCAGAAGGGCAACGAACTCCACTTCTACGTTCATTCTGGCTCACGAAAAAGAAAGGGAAGGAAGCCTTCGTTCGGCCGATTGTAGGGAAAGACAAGAAGTCGCTTGAATTCCGAGTCGAGCGGGGCAATCCGGAAGACGGATTCGATCCTGCAAAGGGTACGGTAGCACGCTCTGGTGCAAGATGCCTGCTTACTGAAAGCCCATTTACCCTTGACCACATTCGAGACGAGGGCGTCGCCGGACAACTGGGCGAGTCTCTTTTCGCAATCGTCTGTGAGGGGAATCGAGAGAGAGTTTACTTGTCTCCATCATGCGTCGATGTCGAGCTTGAGCCGAGTAAACCGTTAAACGACTATCCTAACACCGATTTACCAGACAAGGCCCTTGGTTTTCGTGTTCAGCGGTATGGAGTGACTCAACATCGTCAACTCTATTCCCAGCGGCAGCTACATGCGATGAACTCGTTCTGCGCTGCACTTGACGAAACGATAAAATTCGCAGCGAAACACTGCGACAATTCCGATTATCTGAAAGCATTAAAGACCTACTTAGCGTTCGGGATTTCAAAGACAGCTAATCGTTGCAACTCGTTCTCGCCGTGGATGCCGTCCGTCCAATGTCCAGGTCATTTGTTTTCGCGGCACGCAATTTCGATGTGCTGGGACTTCGCTGAAGCAAATGTCGTAAATGGGCCAAGTGGATCGCTTGAAAGCATGCTTGACAATACGATCGCGGGACTTGAGGCAATTGGCGATTTGAATGTGGTGTCTGGAAACGCTCAACAAGCGGATGCAACGTCTGAGTACACGTCACCAACGCCTCCTGTCATCTCCTGCGACCCTCCATACTACGACAACATTGGCTATGCCGACCTAAGCGACTTCTTTTACGTCTGGCTTAGAAGAATGTTGGGGCAAGAATACGGCAATTTGCTCTCAACAATGCTCACTCCTAAGTCGACCGAAATGATTGCAAATCCATTTCGACATGAAGACGACCGCAATGCTGCCAACACGTTTTTCGAGGATGGATTGCGGCGAGCATTTCACCAAATGCGAAACGGTGCTAACTCGGAAGCGCCAGTCACGATCTTCTACGCATTCAAACAATCAGAAAGCTCAGGCGATGGGGCAACTTCCTCAACTGGATGGGAAACTATGCTTGCTGGATTGATCGAAAGCGGGTGTTCAATTGTTGGAACTTGGCCGATGCGAAGTGAGCGAGAAGCTCGAACTAGAAATCTAGACAGCAACGCCTTGGCTTCGTCGATCGTATTGGTTTGCCGTTCGAGACCTTCTGACGCTTCGATGGTAACACGTCGAGACTTTGCGAACGCTTTGCGGAAAGAGTTACCCGAAGCGATCAAACACCTGCAATCGGGCAACGTGGCTCCGGTGGACCTGGCTCAGGCTTCGATCGGGCCGGGGATGGCCGTGTTCAGCCGCTACAGCAAGGTCGTCAACGCCGACGGCTCACCGATGTCCGTCCGCGAGGCGCTGCAGCTGATCAATCAGGTCCTGGACGAGTCGCTCGTCGAGCAGGAATCCGATTTTGACGCCGAAACGCGGTTCGCCCTCCGCTGGTTCGAGCAGTACGGCATGACCGAAGGCCCCTTCGGCGATGCCGAAACCCTTTCGAAGGCCATGGCCGTCAGCGTCTCCGGCGTCGTCGAAGCCGGTATCGCCAAATCCGGAGCCGGCAAAGTCAGCCTGCTACAACGCGACGAAATGGACGCCGGCTGGGACCCGACCACGGACTCGCGACTGACAATGTGGGAAGTCGCGCAGCATCTGATCCGCAAACTGGAAAGCGACGGCGAATCCGGTGCCGGAGCCTTACTGGCCCGCGTCGGCAGCGCCAACGGCGAAATCGCCCGCGAACTGGCCTACCGCCTGTACCAGACCTGCGAAAAGAAAAAACTGGCCGACCAGGCCCGCAGCTACAACGGCCTGGTCGTGAGCTGGCCGGAAATCACCCGACTCGCCCGCGAAGCACCAAAGGCAGAGACTCAAACAGAACTCTTCGAATAGACATATCAGGGATTGACCCGTCATGGCAAAGAGCAACAAAGACCGCGTAGGCACCGCGCTGGACCTGTTCGTCGAAGGCATGCAGCCCTTCGTCGAACGGGAAATGAAAGCCCGTCACAAAGATGAGTGGCAGGAGAAGATCCGCGAGGTCCTGCGGAGCAACAAATCCACTGCCGAGAAGGCCAGTCGGGCTCAGATCCCCTGGGACGCACCGCTGATCGTCAACGTCATCAACAGCGAATGGCAGTACCTGTTCCGCAACAAGCTGGGCAAAGCCGAACGCGGCATGCTGCACGAGCTGTCCGAAATCCGAAACCGATGGGCTCACCAGGAAGCCTTCAGCACGGACGACACCTGGCGGGCTCTGGATACGATCCACCGCCTGCTGTCATCCATCTCGGCCGGCGACGAAGCCGCGCAGGTGGATCGCCTGAAGGCGGACACTCAACACACACGCTCCCGCGAACTGGCTCGTCAGGAAACGCGACGGGCTCAGAAGGAAGCCCTTGCCGGGACACCCACCGGCGGACTGCGTCCCTGGCGCGACGTCGTGACGCCTCACCCCGATGTCGCCAGCGGCCGGTTCGCTCAGGCCGAGTTCGCCGCCGACCTCGCGCAAGTCATCCGCGGCGACGCCACCGACGAGTACGGCAATCCCAAAGAGTTCTTTCGCCGCACGTTCATCACCGACGGCTTACGTGGACTGCTGCTGGGGGCGATTAATCGTCTGACCGGAAACGGCAGTGACCCAGTCATCGAACTGCAGACCAACTTCGGTGGCGGAAAAACACACTCGATGCTGGCGCTGTATCACCTGGTGTCTGGAACCAGCGCGGCCGATCTGCCGGGCATCGATGTTCTGCTGAGTGAAACCGAAGCCACCGAGCTGCCGAAAGCCAAACGTGCCGTATTGGTGGGCACGGCGCTCTCGGCCGGTCAGGCTCACAAGAAACCGGACGGAACTGTCGTTCATACGCTGTGGGGTGAAATGGCCTGGCAACTGCTCGGCAAGAAAGGGTACGCCATCGTCGCGGACTCGGACAAAAACGGCACGAGTCCGGGCTCAGACATCCTCAGCGAGCTGTTCGCCAAAGCCGGACCAACGCTGATCCTGATCGACGAATGGGTCGCCTACATCCGTCAGACATACGAGACGCCTGACCTGCCCGGCGGCAGTTTCGACTCCAACCTCACCTTCGCTCAGTCGCTGACAGAGGCCGCCAAGTCTCCAAACGTGCTGGTCGTGGCGTCGCTGCCTCAGTCGCGGATTGAGGTCGGTGGCGAGGGCGGCCAGAAGGCACTCGACATTCTGGAGAACACGTTCACCCGCGTGAAATCGAGCTGGCGGCCCGCCAGTCAGGAAGAGAGCTACGAGATCGTTCGACGGCGATTGTTTGAATCGATCGAACCAGACAACCTCGCCTCGCGGGACGCGGTGATCGATGCCTACATGCAGCTCTACAAGAAGCAGGAAGCCGAATTCCCGTCCGGCTGCCGCGACGGCGACTACCGCCGCAAAGTCGAGCTGGCCTATCCGGTTCACCCAGAGCTGTTCGAACGACTCTATACCGACTGGGCCTCGCTGGAAGAATTCCAGAGAACTCGTGGCGTGCTGCGTCTGATGGCCACAGTGATCTACTCGCTGTGGGAAGGCGATGACAAATCTCTGATGATCATGCCGGCCATGATTCCGATGGACGATTCCGCAATCCTCAGCGAGATCACCACCAAGTCCGGCCTGTCGCCCGCATGGACCACGGTCATCGAAACCGACGTGGATGGCAACGATTCGCTGTCACGACGCATCGACCGCGACAACCCCAACCTCGGCCGTCTGTCTGCTTGCCGCCGCGTGGCACGTACGATCTATGTCGGCTCGGCCCCCATCGCGGACACGGCGCGCAAAGGCGTCGACGATCGCCGCATCAAGCTGGGCTGCGTTCAACCAGGAGAAGGCGTGGCCGTCTTTGGCGATGCCCTCCGGCGGCTCACCGATCAGGCGACACACCTGTATGTCGATGGCAGCCGCTACTGGTATTCGACTCAGCCCAGCGTCACGCGAGTCGCTCAGGACCGGGCCGCGGAACAGACTGATGACGATGTGCTGGAAGAGATCCGCAATCGCCTGGCAGCCGAGCAGAAGCACGCCGGCGACTTCGAGAGGGTTCACGCCTGCCCGGACTCCGGAGCCGACGTCCCAGACGAAACCGAAGGACGCCTCGTGATTCTGAAACCGGAATCGCCCCACGTGAACAAGAACGAAGACAGTCTCGCCCTGCAGGCTGCTCAGGCCATTCTTGAACAGCGCGGCAGCAGCCCTCGTATCAACCGCAATACTCTGGTGTTTGCGGCCGCCGATCGGACGAGGCTTACAGACCTCGAAGACGCTGTTCGCAAGTACCTGGCGTGGAAGTCGATTTACAACGACCGCACGTCACTCAACCTCGACCCATTCCAGACGAATCAGGCCAAGACCAAGTTTGAGGAATCCGACGGAACCGTGCAGGCACGAATTCCGGAAACCTATCAGTGGCTACTGGTCCCGACTCAACCGGAGCCGACTCAGCCCGTCCAGTGGCAGACATTCAAAGCCACCGGCGCCGATCGACTTCCTGTACGAGCCTCAAAGAAACTCGTCAGCGAGGAGTTGTTCGTTACCGAGTACGCCGGCGTGCGTCTGCGCATGGACCTTGACCGCGTCCCGCTGTGGCGAGGCAACCACGTTGGAGTCAAACAGCTCTGCGAGGACATGGCCCAGTATCTGTACCTGCCTCGATTCAAGAACCAGCGGGCGATCATCCAGTCGATGATCGACGGCGTGAGTTCGCTGACATGGAGCGAAGACACCTTCGCCGTCGCTGATGCCTTCGACCCTGATCGAAACCGCTACCGAGGTCTGCGCTATTCAACGAATGCCAACATCATCGCCGACGGAAGTACTGTTCTGGTCAAGCCCGACATCGCTTCAGCGCAGATCGGGACCGATGAAACCGCACCGTGGCCAGGCGGAGGCTCCGGAAAGCCCTCTGGCGGTACGACGCCCGGAGGTTCGGAACCGACCGAAGATGGTGAGTCTCAGGATGCGGAAGAAGTCGACACGAAACCTCGCCGCTTCTTCGGTGCGATCCCCCTCGATGCCAGTCGACTGGGTCGTGATGCCGGGCGTGTGGCCGAGGAAGTACTCAGTCATCTGACTGGACTTCCCGGTGCCAGTGCCAACGTGACGATGGAAATCCAGATCGAGATTCCAGAGGGCGTTCCCGATAACGTCGTGCGGACTGTCATGGAGAATTGCCGCACATTGAAATTCTCGACTCAGGACTTCGAATCAGACTGAGCATTGCGCGACCACTGTTAGACAAGCAGATCATGGCTTGCCGCGATGCGGAGGCTGACTTCCCCCAGCTCGATGTTATGCACACCCGGAAGATGCTGGCTTCCTGAGATTTGCTCTCCATCGACGAGAGTGCCGACCGTACTTTCGAGGTCATAGAGCCAGACATCATCCGAGCGGTTGACGACGACGCAGTGACGGCGACTGACTCCCCTGGAATCGAGTGTCACGTCATTCGAATCCAGCCAGCCGATGGTAATAATGGGTTGAGAGAAATCTTCTCGGTGTCCGTCTGGCAGATAGACGGACACAATATTCGATTTGCCTCTCGGCTCATCGAGCCCGAACCGGTATTCCTGAAAGAGCAACTTGGACTTCAGTGGCGGCTGCGACTGATCGCTGAGCCGGAGTGCTCCGCAGAACACTTCCAGGTTGTAAGCGAAGAACGGATTACTGCGGTCAGCCCGTTCAAGTTCATCCAGTTCGTCGCTGGTCACTGCACCATCCAGAATACGCAGTACAAACAGGTTGTTTGATAAGCAGACGCTGGGCGATTCATCCTTAAGCGACTCGGCCAGTTCGATGCCCGCCTCAAGCCGATCAGTCAGGTAGTAGCACTTCAGCAACAGGTTGTATGCTTCAAAGTCTGACGCGTTTCGCTGGAGATGATCCGTCAACAGCGAGATGGCTCTGGGAATCCTGCCTCGCTGCAGGCTGATTTCAGCGAGTTCTTTCTGCACAGGCGTGCGAGGACTGACTCGCATCGCCTTGCGGAAGTATTCGAAAGCACTGTCAGTCTGGCGTACCAGTAGCTTGCAGCGTCCCGCGGCCATCAAGGCAGAGACACAGTCTGGGCTATAGTCGAGAGCGTATCTGATATGCTCCTCCGCCTTTCGCCAGCGACCTCTGCGCATTTGAGCTTCGGCCTTGCCTGCAAGTTTATCTGCCTGGATCCGCTTCAAATCGATGATGAACGGGACGTGCTGTGCGCGAATGGCCTGCGCAAGATCTGCGATCGACTGAAATCGCAATTCGGGAGTGGGGTGCGTTGCCTTGAGCAGAACATCCTGCGTCCACTGAGAAAGACTGGCGGGAACGAAGTCGTGTCTGATTCGAGCCTCGACCGCGTCTTCTCTCGAAACTCCAAAGAACGGGTGCTCGCCGGTAAGCATCTGGATCAGCGTGAGGCCAAATGCGTAGACGTCGATGCGCGGATCCATTTGAGAAACCGGCTCGTGAAGGAAGGCTTCCGGTGGTAGAAATGCCAACGTTCCCGCGTGCGTATTCGCCACGCCGAAATCGCTAAGCTTGATGGTTCCATCAGCCGCAAACAGAACGTTCTGCGGCTTGATGTCGTGGTGCACGATTCCTCTGCCATGAACATGGGAAAGTGCACCGCACAGCTGTAACGCCCACTCGAAGACTTGCCGCTCCGGGAACGACCCTGCTTTTGCCAGATGCTCGTCAAGACTGCCTTTCGAGCAATACTCCATCACAAGGTGAAGGTGGCCATCCTCAAAAAAATGATGGTGAAAGCTCACGACGTGAGGATGGCTGACCTTTGCGAGTTGCTGCATCTCCCAGACCAGATCGCTCTGGTCATCTTCGTCGTCCGCGCGGTGAAGCACCTTAATGGCGACATGCCGCCCAGGAATGGCCGCGTCATCTGCAAGAAAGACTTCTCCAAACCCACCGGCGCCAAGCCGCTTTGTTACCAAATATTTGCCATCAAGCCTGTCACCAATCGATGCCACACCTCGACCCCTACTTGTGAATCAGTTCCTGCAAGGCCGATTTTGCTGCATGCTCGATCGTTGCGTGCCTCTATAAGTGTGTGGTCATTGTTTCACTGCTACAGGCGAATGCACAAGCATACGCAGTCCTGAACGAATCAGCGACGCTGTTTCCATTGTGACTTGTCTATTCCCAGTCGCGTCAGTTGTGCGTCGAGCGTCTGATAGTTTGTGATCCCAAGCAGAGCAGCGGCTTTTACCAGCACTCCGTCTGCGTCATCCATTGCCCGGATCAGCAACTGGCGCTGGATGTTCTCAAGGTATTTCTCACTCGAAAAGTCTCCGCCAAGCGAGACATTCAACAGCTGCGAGAATTCCGAACTTTCCTGTTCGGATGCTGATGCGGCCAGGTCGCGTGGTTTGATTTCAGTGCCGTCGCACATCACGGCAGCCTGGACCAGGACACTGTGCAATTGCCGGACATTGCCGTTCCACGGGTGTCGCTTCACGTAGGACAGCGCGGTTTTTGAGAGTTGTCGTGGCTGATAGCCCGGTTCGGTTTCCGCAAACTCGCGATTGATCTGATCGAGAAGACTCTGCGTCAAAAGGGGGACGTCGGATCGACGCTCACGAAGAGGTGGCAGCCGCAGCGAAATCACAGCGAGACGGTAGTAAAGATCCTCACGAAACCGGTTGGCGCGAATGTCAGCCAGCAGGTCGCGGTTCGTTGCAGCAACGACTCGCACATTGCTCGTTCTTTCACGCGTTTCCCCGAGCCGCTGAAACACGCGGTGACATGGCCCTTTGCCGGGCGGCGGCTGGAGCGCACGTAACAGTTTTGCCTGCATCTCTGGCCCGCACTCACCAAGCTCATCCAGAAACAGTGTCCCGCCGTCAGCCGTTTCGAATGCACCAGCCCTGGGCTTATCGGCACCAGTGAATGCTCCCTTGGCGTGGCCGAACAATTCCGACTCCAGCAGGTCTTTCGGCATCGCAGCGCAATTAATTGCGATGAATGGACCATCATTACGGTGGCTCGCTGCATGAATCGCCCGCGCAAACATCTCCTTGCCGGTACCCGTCTCTCCAAGAATCAAGACAGGGACGTCACGAATTGCAGCCTTTTGAGCCCTTCCAACTGCAAGACGGATGGCCTGGCTCCCTCCAACGATGGACTCAAATCCTTCAACTTCTTGAGGGCTCTGCGCGGCAAGGTGCTGGAGACTCTGGTCCGGTCGCATCAGAAGTTCCGGCACGAAATCAACGACAAGATCGAAGGGGATCGTCGTCTCCCAAGCACGGCCGTCGTACGACTGATAAAATGTCGCCGGGTAGCGACTCTTGCCGAGCAGCACCCAGATCGCCGTCATGGCCGGCGTGCCAGGGCTGAGGTGGATGCAGAGTTCTTTCGATCCTTTGCCGCGGGTGATCTCAGCCAGCGTCGTCTCCGCCGCAGCAAAGATCGCTGAATAGTCCGTCGGATTTTCAACGGTGACTTCGTGGACAGCCGCCTCCACTCCCAGCCATTTGACGAATGCCTTCGTCGTGGCTGCAGGATGGCCGTTGCTCAGTAGGTGTACTTCGTCAAAAAGCTCTTGTTGCACCAGCGTCCGAATGGGGCCGTTCTGTTTCCCGGCAGGAAGAGAGCGACTGATCCGCTTCAGCAGGGCAGCCTGCTGCCCTGCCGGCAAGTCGGCAGCAAGGCCGAGCAAGTCATTGTGCCCGATCCATGCGACCAGAATTCGCTTGCTTTTCATTGCATATCTCCATTTGTTCAAATCACAAACCTAACTGTACCCCAGACAGAGAAGAGTGAGTACTGACCAGGAAAGAATCCTTTTAAAAAGAGTACAACTCCAATTACAGACAGCAATTGCAACTCAACCGTACATCGAAGATTCCGCATTGGCACATCGTCTGCTTTAGAGAGGTTTCGTCGCCCTTAACACCCCATTTCAGCTGGAGCACTCAGATGATCGACACGCAGAACCCCCTCAATGGTCAATCCGCCCGAACGATTCAGCTGCACCTGACGGTGGCCGACCCTGACATTATTTGCGAGTTGATGAAGCACCCCGAGGGTGAGGCCCGTGACCTGTTTGCACTGTCGTCGCTCCGGCTTGGAGTTCTCGCCCTGCGACAGGCGACTGGCACGGTTGACGCTGACTCTGTACGTCTCGAAGGCGAGCGGCTGATGAACTCGGTCAAGTCTGCTCTGACCGAGCACGCGGACACGACACTTCGCGGCGTGTCGAACTCACTCCAGAAGTACTTCGACGCCACTGACGGCGAGCTGCCGCAGCGTATCAACCGGCTCGTTTCTCGTGACGGCGAACTGGAACAATTGCTGGCTCGACACGTCGGTGATGACGGTTCAACACTTGCTGGAACATTGAAACAGCACATCGGCTCAGACAGTCCCCTCTTGAAGATGCTGTCTCCGGAGCAGAGCAATGGTGTCCTTGCTCTGCTTGGAGAGACAGTCGAGACCTCGCTGAAGGGACACCGAAAGGTGATCCTAGGTCAGTTCTCACTGGACGACAAAGAGTCGGCGCTTTCGCGGCTCGTTGAAGAACTGACTGGCGAGAACGGACGGCTTCGCAAGGAACTTGCTGAAGACGTCGATGCCGTTCGGCAAGAGTTCTCGCTCGACAACGAAGACGGCGCTCTCTCGCGACTTGTTACACGCGTCGAAGCGGCAAACGACACCATCATGAAAGAGTTCTCACGCGACAACGAGAACTCAGCAATCAACCGGATGTCGAATCTGCTGGAGCAAATGCATTCATCAATTCGTGACAGTCTCAGTCTCGACCGTGAGGACTCACCCCTGTCGCGACTGAGAAATGAGCTGCGAAAAACCATCGACGCGATGGCTGAGTCGAATACGAATTTTCAGTCGGATGTGCGTGCCTCACTTGAGGCACTCAATGCAAAGCGGGAAGAAGCAGGACGGTCCACACGCCATGGGCTCGAGTTCGAGGATTCGCTGGGCGAATTTCTGCAAATCGAATCCCGTCGGCTGAACGACATCTTTGTCGATACCACAGACTCCGCCGGAACGATCTCCCGCTGCAAAGTGGGAGACCATGTCCAGGAGCTGGGGCCGGAGTCAGCGGCTCCGGGCGGACGTATTGTCTTCGAAGCAAAGGGCAACAAGAGCTACGGAGTTTCCAAGGCGCTGAAGGAGCTTCAAACAGCAAGAGAAAACCGGGAAGCCACAGTAGGCGTCATGGTTTTCACGCCGGATGCTGCTCCAGAGGGGCTTGAGGTCATCAATCGATGGGGAGATGACATCATCGTCGTCTGGGACGCAGAGAGTCCAGAGCATGACGTATTTCTCAAGGCTGCGATCTCACTCGCTCGCGCCATGGTCGTCGCAGACCGCCGTGCGAAAGACAGCTCTGCCGCCGACTTTGCGGAGATGGACCAGGCAGTGAATACCATCCTGCGAGACGCTGAATCGCTGGGAGACATCATTAAATTTGCTACGACGGTCAGAAGCAGCAGCGAGAAGATCGTGAAGAAAGCCGAGCGACTGAAATCCGGACTAGATACTCAGATCGAGCGATTGCAGCAGCACCTGGCAAACGCGTCAGCCTCTGAATGATTCGGACAGTAGCACAGTAACCCACATTTTTCAGAACCCCCAAAGGAGACACGAACATGGCTCAGCTCATCGAAATCGAGAACATCTGGTCGGGACCGCAGTTCTGCTGCCCAGTCTGCGGAAAGGAAGTCTACAGCGTAAACGGCGAGGGCACGTCCAAGCCTTGCGATCACTTACTGTTCTCTTGGATTGACGTGGTTGGCGAGTACGAAAACAGCAGCATCGAGACAAAGAAAACCCTGAAGCTACTGTCGGACGAAGACGGGTACGAACCTTCGCCATGCGAAGACGAATTCCTAAACGCGATGCCGGAAAACGCCGTGCTGTTTGCCTTCACTGAGCATGGTTTTGCATGTGGCCCCGTCAGCACGACCGTAATCCACGGAATCCAATTCCCGCTCAGGGAATCAACATGAATCTACGCCAGCCCCGATTGCGGGGCGCCAAGCAACTCAGTCTCACCTTGCCCATCGGGCATTGCTGTACCGAGCACAGGTGGTTGGCAGGCTAAGTCTAATCCGGTTTTGGCGGCAGTCTTTCCGCGGCTTACGCAGGCAGGTTTTGCATACAGTTGATCTCTTCCTTATCTGTCAGCTTCATAGCAAAACTGATCCGAAGTGTATATCTTGGCATCGAACATCTTTGATGCAATATGGCTGGGGCATGACGTAAACAGACACCGTGTTTGTTTCGTCTGAGGAATACCTATCGGCAGGAGGCACGAGAGATGTCTGTGACTTCGAATCACTCAAAGATCACCGAGAAACTTGCACAGGCTTTTCGTGAGAATGAATTTGACATCGCTGGGCTTGCCGGCCTGCCAGATGACCCTCTCATCCTTGATGATTGTCTCCGACTGCTTTTCGAAGTTGTCAACCGTGATAAGGATGAGTCAAAGGCAACAGATCTTGATTTAGCTAAAGCGCTGCACGCGTTTTTGAGCGTTGCGCAAAAGGACTATGCGACAGACGGGTGGAGCGAATTCTGGCCATTCCTTTTTGAGCACATTCGAACGGCCCGCTACGCGCCAAACAGCCGGTGCCCCAAGAGCGTGCCAGGCGGCCCGCAGAAGCAACGCTTGCTCGGGTCTTGGGCGCGACATGCTCTTGATGCATTCGACTACACAATACCACGGACTCGTCAGAGCAACATTGGCCCAATCGTCTACCACTGCGGTCTCCCAAACGTCGCAATTAATCCTCTCATTGGAGTACTTGCGAAAGGTTTTGACGTTCATGGCCATTCATTGCCAAACCTTCCAGTGGACATGCGGCGTCAACTCATCGAACGCCATGTGACAGGATTTCGCGGCATCCCGGCCAAGACCCGCAGGTTCCTAGAGGGCGAATCGCTGGGAGCAGCTGAACTATGGGCGTGCTTCAGTCGAGTTGTTGTTGGCTGGGTTCAACGGGGAAACGCAGATCTAGAGCTGGAACTGCTTCCACCGAGTATCGACTTGTCCCTTGTTCGATCTGCACTGGCCGACCTTTCGGTCGGGCTGCGTTCTCGATCTCGTCATCGCAGTTTTCCTGAAATCAAGTTTCGTCCGGAAACCGGTCACGTTGTACTGTCGGTGCCGTCAACCGATACAACCGCCTGGCGCCTATCAGGAATCGAAAAACCGTTCTGGATCAAGGGCAAGTCTGAATCGACCGCGTATGTGCAGGGACCAATCATAGAGGACGTTGCGGTGGTGTCTCGTCGCGACCCGGATTTGAACAGGTCCTTTCTTGCTCGCCACAACGATTCTCACTGGATCTGGTTTCACGGGCACAACGGAAATCTTGAGGATGCCGCGATTCTGGACTCCCGCGGACTTGGAGCCGGTCGTTGGTACGTACTGATTGAAGGCACTCCCGACACTGAGTGTTGTCCCGGTCTGATTCGTCAGCTGCAAACGAAATGGCGTTGGTTTTCAAAACACAAAACCTGGACGGCCTGGGAAGTTCAAGTACCTGTTAGGTCACATAGCGAGTCTACTCTTAAATGGATGATCGACGGTGAAGAGGAGTCAATTGAGCTGGCTTACCGTCCTGGCGCGCATGTTGAACTGCCGAAGCCTGTAGTTACTGCAGAAACGTCAGATGGACAACTAGTTGACGTCTATGACGAGCCGCCGCTTGTTAACTCTGACAGCCGACAACCGGTCACGTTATTGCTGACACGCGAGTACTCCGCCTATGAGCTCGGCGATCCCTCACGAATTCGTATAGATTCAAGCCAGAGTTTGTTGTTCCCGATTGATCCAAACGAAGGCCCAGGGGTGTTTCAACTTCGAAATGCCAAAGGGATAGGCCGCTTGGTATCCCGCCTTGCAGTAATTCCAGGCTTTAGCTTCGATGGGCCACATTACACCGACAACGGGAAGAGTGCTGCCGTTGAAGTTCTCGCGCCACAGGGTGGAGTCCTGGAAGGCCAACACGTCTCCAACATCGACGGCCTTTGGGCCGTCAAAGATTCAACGGTCCAGCCCGCCTTGTCTGCGTTATGGAAATGGGATGATGACAGGGTGCCTGCCATCTCATTCAGCTGGCCCGTACAAGGCATTCGCTGGCGAGTCGTCTCCGCGAAGGACTCTGACGCGATCTGGACAGACGAGGTAATCCTGATCGACAAGCGGGATGCGGCAGGGGCATTACTTGAAATCGAAGTACCGTTCGACAGTGACATTCGTATTCTTGGTCGAGACCTTACTTTTGACGGACAGAAGACTGAGTCCGGTCTGCGCGTTGTACGGAAACTTGACTCAGTCAATGAGATCCGGTTTGAAAGTTGTGGCAAGGAATTCGTTGCCCTCATCAAGGTTGATCGACCAATTGTCGTCAATCTCGATGTCGAAGCCGATCACAACACGTTTCAAATTACGGCTGAGCTTGAGCTTGAAAACGAACATTGTTCTCTTGTTGCATGGGATCCTCTGGACCCGGCCAGCCGTCCGACCGTTTTGGCGAGCTGTGATGATTCAAACCGAAACATCTCATGGATTGGGACGCTGGATGAACTACCTGCAGGCAGTCGGACTGCCATCGCTGTCACCACTCTGCCGCCTCGCGGGTTGTCGCTAAAGAAGCCCGCCCTGCGCATTGCCGTCGACAGCAAAAGCATGAGGACACCGTGCTGGCGTTTCCATAATGAGCAGTCCTCATTCACTTCCGCTTCGCTCATCGGGGCGGCAAATTCAGCCTATCTACTGGCTCAACTTAGCGATGGATTGCCCGATTTTCGTAGGAAGCTGGCTCGCGACTTGTCGGAGTTTAATCCCAACTTTTCAGAGCCAGTGGGAAGCGATGACCTGATTGCATTTGAGCAGAGAATCAGGGCATGGATTGGCGAGCAATCACATGCTGATGAGGAGCTTGTCAATTTCGCTAATCGGCTGCAATCAGCAAGGCGCGGTCATCAGTTACTCGACCCGCTTTCCTTCTTCAACAAACTCGCGACGAAGAAGGAATGCGATGCAGAATGTGTCGAATTGCTTATGGATGGTCGGCATTTTGCGGACTTCAATGTAACGGTCGCCAATTGGATACCTCCGATTGGGGCATCATCGCCAGAATTGACATTCCCCATTGACTACATCCGGGATTTGTGGCTTGTCAGTAGAGCATCCAGCGAAAAGGCCAAGTACTACAACAAACGAGAAGCAAGTAGCCGCATTGAAGCTCATCACGCCGCTTTGGGGTTGCCGCCTCTTAAGCAGTTGCATCCGCTCAACCTCGGTTCAACCACTGAGTTCATCTGTAGAAATGGTCGCCACCGACATCAGCTTCAACTCCTGAATATTGACAATGATAGCAACGCCAACGGCGACATGATCATTAATGCGAACTGCTACGGAAGCGCTTCCCGCCGCAAACAGGCCTGTTCGTTACGGTGGTCTGATAAGAATCACGTATGGACAATTTTCGACGAAAGAGATCTTATCAACGGGCTGGCTACATGCAGGTTCGACGGGGCGTTGCGAATCAGTCCGCCGGCATCAGATAGCGTCAGCGAACTGATCGATCTTCGCAAGACGTTGAATGAGTGGGACGAAGTCAGTCCACAAGAATCGCTTACGGGTGCTGATATCGACCTCAGCTTCTGCAGTGCCGAAACTATGTCACCAATTGCGGGCGAGTGGTACGAAGAGGTAAGTCGTCCGGCTGGGGCAAGCACTCAAATGCTTTGGGGATCTGCGATCAAACAGGAATCTTTACGAATTTCCGAGTCAATTCGAGATATCTGGCTGATCAGCTGGATGGACCGAATTGTGGCATCAGAGGGTCCTGAGCCTGTGTTTGGGATCGACGACTTTGACGCACCAATCATCAAAATTCTAAACCGTCAGCTTGGCAAAGTCATGGAGCAGGCCCCCACGAAAGCTCGCAAGTGTCTAATTCTCGCCGAGCTTCTCGTACAAATCTTCTACCGAGGTGGAGCCGGCCTACCAGACGGGTCATTCATCTATAAATAGCGAGAACGCAATGAACCCTATCGACGTGGCCAACAATCTTCGCAACGAATACTTGGCCTACCTTGCTACATCGTTCGGGCTGAGTGGTGATGCAGGTACTCGCGAGCTAAATGATGAATTCCGTCGAATTCTTAGATCACCAGGTCGGCTCATCAATGGCCCGTTTCTCGAAGCGACGGCCCCATTTACGCTTGGAAATTCGACACTAGACACGCTTGTTTCTGATGGAACTCTTCACGAAAGATTTTCCGAGCTATTTCGCGAGAACCAGCCCGAACCGTCCAGGGAATCTGGAACTAGTAGAGGTCTGTCAATCGGACGGAAGTCTCGAACAGCGAAAGCTGTTGTTGCACGCGAAAGGATTCCAGGAAGCCGGAAGCTGTACGAACATCAGGAGTCAGCGATCACCAGACTTTGTACAAATGGTGGGGCGAATACTGTAGTTGCAAGCGGAACTGGTAGCGGAAAAACTGAATGCTTTCTGTTACCGGCCATCGACTGGATTCTAAGGTGGCCGACTCGTTCTCCAGACGGAAGCCAATGCGGTAAGGGAATTCGGGCTCTGATTGTCTATCCAATGAATGCATTGGTAAACGACCAGATTCGTCGACTCGTTCAGCTCATTGGATACAACGATAGTAACGGCGAAAACGCAATCCCGATTACATTCGCGCGATACACAAGTGAGACGGTGAAAGGTGGACGCGAAAAGGGACTTCGCAAGGAGCCGAATGCGCCTGACAACCAGTTACTAAGCCGAGAAGAAATCGTTGAGGATCCGCCGGACATTCTGATCACGAACTTTGCGATGCTTGAGCAATCGCTTCTTCGTCCATACGAGTCGCCGTTTTTCGAGATTGTGGATGAGGCGGCATGGCGATTTCTAATTCTCGACGAAGCCCATAGCTATCGTGGTGCTCAGGGGATCGAGTTGGCACGTCTGATGCAGCGGCTCCGAGCTGCAATTCACCGTGGAAAAAAGGCCGTCGGTACGGAGTATCGCGAACCTGTGTGCATTGCGACGAGTGCAACACTTACCGGCCCCAGAATGTCTGACAAGGACAAGCGAAACGCGACGTCTACCTTTGCAGGCGATTTATTCGGGCTGCCATTTGACGAGTCATCTGTCATCCTTGCGAAACGACTTGCACCAACTGACGTTACATTCGGTTGGGAATTCGCGTCGACGAAGCTTCAGGGTATCGCGGATGATGCATTTGGGGAAATTCCGGCGGATCAGCTGGTCGACATAGATGGATGTAATCACGAAAAGTTCGTCGACACATTCAAGCATTTAGCGCCGAAAGACACCTGGATAAATGCAAAGAAGACCGCGGGGAATGATCGAAGGGCATTTCTGTTTCACCTGATGAAGGGACATCCACGATTCCGCTGGCTCTGGAATCAAATTAAGGACGAGCCCAAGGCATTTCAGGAGCTGGCTGATCGCTGGAACAAAGGCCAGTCATCCGATACCGATTATTCCAACCATCTGGAACGACTTGTTTCACTTTGCAATTCCGCTCGTCCCGCGCCCGGCGATCAGCCGCTTCTACCGTGCCGATATCATATGTTCGCCGGTGCTCTTGAAGGACTTTTTGTTGTTCTCGCGTCTGATGAAGAAATCGAAAGCAGGTCTGTCAAAGACTGTGTTCCAGATCTCGGCATCACTGCGATCGACATTCGTCGTCAAAAGGCGGTTGATCGTGAAGCGTTCGAAGTTGCGAGGTGCAGAAGCTGTCAATTCCCATTTATCTGCAACAATGTGTCGCAGAGAGGGGAAAGCCTGGATCAACCTCCGGAGTGGACTCGTCCGGTCAACTTTTTGGCTTTCGAGGATGCAAACCTTGAAGGAGACTCATTGGAGCCAGTTCGATTTGATTTAGTAACTGGTGCGTTGGAGGGGCAGTCAAGCAACCGTACTCCGATATGGAGAACGATGTATATAGTCCCCACGAATGAAGATCGAACCGATGTCCGATCCTGCCCGAACTGTGGAATTAGCAGGCATCAACGAATTGCCGAACGTCTTCAAACGGGACAAGACGTGCCTGTAAGCATTCTCTCACAGGCACTCTACACTCAGCTTCCTGCCCTTTCTTCCACGCAACAATCGGAACTTCGCAAATCGTTTCCGCACCGCACAACGGCTAGTGACGATCCACTCGTTGGCGGCGGACGGAAAATGCTGGTCTTCAGTGACAGCAGGCAGAACGCCGCATTCATGGCCTCATTTTTTCAGGACCAGATCAGCGAAAGTATGATGCGTGAAGTGGCTTTCCAGGCTCTTCCGAAAGACTACTCGGCCATTCATATTTCCGAATGGGCGGAGCGTTGTTTGGATGTTATTCGAGAGCGAGGGCTAAAGGTTCCCTTTCTTGAGAGTCGCGAATTGGCGGACATGCCCGACGGCCCCTTCAAGGGTTCGTACCTCACTGGAAAAAATGAGCGCAAGAATAGAGTGATCTATCACCTAATGTCTGAAGTGATGGGCTCCGATCGGCTCTCAATCGAGTCCCTTGGCCTGATGCATGTATCGATTCTAAACGAGGTTCGCGATCAATTTCTGTCGCAAGGTGATGAGCAAATTGACAGCTGCGGCCTCCCGGGAAAATTGACTTGGAATGAGTTGCTACATCTAGTTGAACGAATCATAAACCTTATGCGTCGACGGCATTTAGTTCGTGTGCCAGACACTATCGAACAGCCAGGGTTCCATGACAAGCAACATTATTTGGTGATAGAACGACAGAGAAAGGGTGATGCCGTTCTGCATGGACTGCGCAATTCGGGCGCAAATGAAACCCTGTTTGAAGAACTCGTGAAACGATGGTGGTTGAGACGTACACAGAATACGTTGCCAGACAGCGCGGTCCGAGAATTCCTTGGGCAAATATATACCGATCTTTTGTCCGGCGAATCGCTCGAATCGTTGTTTCGTCGTGAGGAAATTGGAGGTGAGAATGCTCTAGTAATTCAAGACTCCGCGCTGATGGTAGCCAGACCACGCGTCATCTGGAAATGTGACAAATGCGGCCGCTTCGAGTCAGTTAATATCGAGCACATATGCAGCACTCCGAGATGCAACGGCAAGTTGAAAAGTGTTGATAAACTTCCAAGTGACGCCCCTGGCGAAAATATTTTTACCAGCCGAATTGTACGGATGGCTTCGACAGAGCTTCGTTGCGAAGAGCATACGGCTCAGTTGTCGTCTGGATTCGGTCAGGAAACACAAGAAGCGTTCCAATGCGGACAAGTAAATGCACTTTCCTGCTCGACAACTTTCGAAATGGGAATTGACATTGGGGCCCTGCAGGCGGTTGTCCTAAGAAATGTCCCCCCAAGCACAGTGAACTATGTGCAACGAGCCGGTCGAGCGGGGCGCCGAGCGGATTCCGTTGCATTCGTCCTGACATTCTGCCAGCGGCGTCCACACGATCGAGTCCATTTCGATGACCCGGTTCGAATAATAAATGGTGAAGTAACACCACCAGTTCTCGATCTTAATAATCGAAAAATTCTCCAGCGTCACTGCTTCGCTGAAGTACTATCCGAGTACTGGGAATGGTTGAACGTCCAAAAAATTGATGGAGAGTTGAACGCGTTTGAGCGTGCTGGAACCGTCGGCCATTTCTTTGACAGTCAGATTGCCAGCACCGGGCAGTCCCCAGTTGATAATCTACGTAACTGGTTGGATGAAGCAAATAATTCCGATATCTGCCTAAAACGGATAATTGAGTCCTTCCCCGACATTACTCGAGTGGATGCATTAGACTTCATGAGTCTGTTCGCCAACTCTGATCCAGCAAGTGGAAATCCGCTGGCAATTGCAACTCAGACGACGACGAGCCTCCTGCGAAGTTTCCGTTTGGAAATTGATCGGCACAGGGAAGAGGCCAAAAACTTCGAAGGTCAGGCCCGAACTTCTCGCGATAGTAACCGCAAAATTGAAAGTGAGCGGAACAAGGATGCAGATCGTGAGCGTTCGATCGTCCGGTCCTTCGAGAAGTTGCTGAAACAAACTCGAGGAGAGTTCCTGATCTCGTACCTAATGGGACACGGGGTTCTCCCGAGTTTCGCATTTCCGATTAACGTCGTAAAGCTCCACCTCACGCACCAGGAGTTTAGCGCCAAGCCAAATGAACGGGGAGCGTTGCGTCTGGAACGTGATGGAAAAATAGCGCTTGCCGAATATGCCCCCGGCGCGGAGATTGTTGCTGGCAAACGGGTTCACAGATCAATCGGTCTTCGAAAGTTCCCGGCTCTTGAGTTTGATGGAACGAACTGGTTCCGTTGGTGTAACCAATGCAATTCACTCGAAACATGGCGAGACGCTCACTCTCCTGACGGAATTGACCCAGAGTGTAAGGTCTGCGGAAATCCGTTTGATCCCTCGCGTAGCGCACCAATGCAATGGATAGATCCCAAGTGGGGATTCGTAACCGACGCATCAGAGAAAGGTAAAGAGCCACGTCGTCGCCGGCCACGTAGAAGCCATGCGACGCGATCGTTCTTTCTCCAACACCTTGGAACAGATGCGACGCAAACAGTGGATCAGATGAACACGATTCCGACGGCAGATGATCCGGTCCGCGTTGATGCTGAGTACTTGACCGGACGCAGCCTGTTGGTGCTCAATCTCGGATCATTCGTTCGTGCTTCGGACTCTAATCAATTTCGAAATGGGTTTGTGATCTGCAGCACATGTGGCCGTTCGCATTTTGACCAAGCCCGAAACAGGCCAAATAAGCATCGCGCTCCGTATCACACACGCGGCACTTCCTGTTGTGGACCGATTGGCGTTGGTCCTGAGACTACAGGTGAGGGTGTGGCGCTGGGCCACGAGTATGAAACCGACGTCGTGACACTTCAATTTCATGGTTCTGAACACTCTTTGTCAGAAACTGGCTTCTGGCTCAGCCTCGCATATGCTTTGACAAATGGCGCGTGTCAGTCATTGGGAATCGAGCGTTCCGATCTCGCAGCGACGACGTATCCGTCAACCGGAAAACAGGTCATCGTCTTGTACGATACTGTTCCGGGAGGTGCTGGACATTGCCAACGAATTTTGAGGGATCTCGATGCTGTCTTACGAGCAGCTCGTGATCTACTTGCAAGTTGTGAATGCGATCCAGATAGCGTCGGTTGTTACGGCTGTCTTTGCGACTACCAGAATCAATTTAGCCACGAACAGCTGTCTCGAGGTGAGCCTCTTCAATATCTGAATCGTCTCATTGATGCTGCAGACACTGGGCGCGAATCTCCATGGCGAACGCCAAGCAAATCGGCGGAGCGGGAGATTGTTGCATCTCTACGCGGGGCGCGTGGGCGAGTTGTATTTACTGTTTCGGAACTTGTCCCACGACGAATTGCGGGACTGCACAAGGACTGGTTTGATGTAATAAAGGAAGTGGCAATGTCGCCCGTTGGCCCAGCAGGCGTCATTCTGAGAATTAGTTCTGTTGATGCGGGGGCTGACGCAGTGGACCGCAATATCGCTCGTAATCGTCTCTCTGAGCTAAATGAACTTGGCGTAACGGTCGAATCGCCGGGCAACGCACAGCCTGATGTCTCATCAATCGTGATTGATGGCGAGGGCAAGCAGCCATTGGTCGTTTGGAAATGGCCCGCGAGTGAGAAACTCGGCAGCGGATTGCAATCAGCCTCGTGCAGCCGAATTGGACGTGAATTGGATGCATATTCGGATGTTAAGTCTGACCTCAGTTGGTCAGTCGCGACGCTACCTGAATCACGTCATTTTCATGCATTCACGCTTCAGGGAGGAACAGGCCATAATCCGATGGCGACCGACTACCTCGGACAGATTCTATTGCATCGTGTAAGCCGAGTATTGATTGTCGACCCACACATTATGAGTGGGCCTCACCAAGTGTTTGCAGTCGAGCTGTTTCTCCGGGCCCTACGGGGGAGCGACAACTCTAATGTGCACATACAAACTGCAAGACTGCAGCGAATTGGCAAAGGAAATTTCGGAAGTGATGATGAACAACAAGCAGAAGTTTCGCGGCTAAGACGTGACTTGAAGCACTTGAATCTTGAAATCGCGCTCGAGCATGCATTCTTCGAAGAGCATGACCGGCCGCTCTATGTTGAAACTATAGACGGTGCTACTAAGCAGCATTACAAGGTTTTACTTGGGCATGGCCTGTATGGATTTACGTCCAATTGCCGAAAGCAATCGCACGGAGTCTGGTTCGAAATCGATTTGAATGAATTCGAGGACGCTTGGCGATGATTACGTATGTCGCCTGCAACGAGTTCTGAAGACAGCATTATAGGCCCCTTTGCTTTTTGATAGCGACATAGCGTCGTTGGAAGCGGACGGGATGGTTGCCCGTCGAAGTTTCGCGACACGGCATCACTCTAAAACCCGTCTGTCGATGGTTTCGAGCAGCGCACGATTAATCCGATTCGAGAATGATATTTTGTTGTTAAGCAGTAGTATCAGCAGCCAGCCCAAGTAGATCGTTGTGGCCAGTTCAGGAGACCCGAATTCGACTGCGTGCCACTACCGCAATTCTCTTTGTGCTTAGGGCAAATCAGAGTGTATGGTTGCTACCGTGCAGCAAACAGCCGCGTGCAGGAATCAAGTTTTCGGAAAGAACAGACCGGCATCGCAACTCATCCAGCGGTCAAGAGTTGCTCTATCTGGATCGCTGGATCCGAAGTGGTGATCAGCATGGCCAAGCCCAAGGCCAACGCGACCTATAACACCTTTCATGCCAATCACGCGGCAAGATCGCTCAAGTCGCTGACGCTTCGTTGCAGCAACCTGGTCCCATAGCGTGCGATCAACAAAAGGTCCCCGATCATGCCCGATTGCAGTCAGAAGACTCCAAAGCAGCGACGAACGCATCGCGGTCTGACACAGGGACGCGTGCGTGCCGTTGGCATGCTCGTGGTAACGACGTGACGCGACGTTGTAGTATCGGGCCGGGATTTCGCCGGCGATGTCGGCGTTGGTGAGCCAACCGGTTACAGCTTCTAGCCAGTCGGGGGCATACCAGTCGTCGTCTTCGATGAACGCGATCATCCGGGACTCGACGTGCTCCAGGGCGACGGTCAGGTTTCGGCGGAAGTTCTTCAGCGGGTCGGGTTCGGGGCCGAGGATCAGGTGCTGTTGACCTCGGGTGCAATTCGCGGGTTTCTCACCGCCGTCAGCGACGATCCATTGAATGGAGCCTCGATACGTCTGCCGTGCCATCCAGCGTTCGCATAGATGGAAGGCTTCCGGCCGGTCGGCCGTGCAGGTGATCAGCGTCAGGTCGGCCATCTACTCAGGCTCCGGCAGTGAGCGGTTCTTCCAGACGCAGAGCATTCCGCTGGTCCGGCTGCATTCGCAGTGCGATCGCAGCAGGCTCAGGCAGGCCGATTGCTGCTGACGGGCTTCATCGGTGTGATCCGGGTAGCGGGTCCAGTACTCGTCACTGTGCGGAAGCGGGTAGCTCGACGTGACGATCCAGCGGACTTGCTGGATGCAGGCGGTGAGCAGTTCCAGCGGGTTTGTCAGGTGTTCGAGAACTTCGCCGAAGACGACAGCATCGAAACCGTGGAACTCGGTCGGTGACTCGATGAACTCGGCATTGATCGTTTCGTGCCTGCAGCGGAACCTCGCGAACTTCAGGACGTCCGGGACGTCGCAGAAGGTGACAGTCCAACTACGTCGGGCGAACGAGACTCCGTAGTCACCGACGCCGCAGCCGAAGTCGAGGACATGGCTTCCAGCGCATGGCAAGTGACTCAAAGCCGATTCAGCCTCGGGATACCGAGTGTAGGCGAACAGCATTCGCTGCAGGTGATGTGCGACCGATGCGTTGGGCTGGTGCTCTTTCAGGTACGCATCCCACAACGCCCGACGCTGGGTGAGTTGTTCGTTCGTCATCCGGCCACCCCTTTGTAGACAGCGACCAGACGAGTGTCCTCAATGTTTGATTCGAGTGGCTCACAGCCGAACCATTGATGGAGCTTCGCTTCGTCAATGGGATCATGCCGGTGATCGCCACACGAACCAGCCAGCCAGCGATAAGGCACGCTGATGATCATGATCCCGCCAGTGGCCAGCAGTTTCTGCGCGAAGGAAGCCGGGTCAGGCTGATGCTCCAGTACCTGCAAAGCCATCACAACATCGAAGCGTTTTGTTGATTGCCAGACCGAGAAGTCGGCAAATTCAACCTGGACACCGTCAAGCGTGTAGTCACCGTCGTTTCGTTCGACGGACACGCGATCGGTGATCCAGTCGAACCACTCCAGGTAACGGCAGCCGAGACTCACTCCGCCACCGACGTCGAGCAGTGACGTCGCTTCAGGGGCATGCTTCCGAGCCAGATCGACAGCCTGACGGTAGTACCTCAGATCTTTGCGACCTTCCCAATACGCCTGAGCCCCGCGTCCGCGCGGACCAAGGTGCTGTGCTTCGCAGGACCAGTCGCAGATCCGTTTCCATGTATCGGGCAGGCTGCGATAGAAGTAGGGATCGTAATAAGGCTCGCCGCGTGGCATGCGGAAGATGTGATCGAGCAGGACTTCAGAACGAAAGACCGTGCAGCCGAAGCCCATGCCTCGGACCTGCTGCACCTGTGGTTCGCCATCAGCTGGCTTCAAGGCACGATGCACACCCTTTTGACCAGGCTTTCGGTCGGCGTTCCACACGACGTACTGTGGATCCCAGCGGGACGGATAGGGTGCTCCGACGCAGGCCACGTCCCGGCTGAAATGTTTCATGAGGCGTTCGAGGGCATCGTCCGGCGGAATGATGTCGTCCTCGAGTACCCACACGTAATCGGTGTCGATGGCCGCCCGCAGCCGGTTGTAAATACGGCACATCGCGACCTGGACGTCGTGTTCAATCTGCCGGTCGTAACGGGACTCGTCCGCAATGCCCGCGCGATCGGGTGCGAACTGGAAGTGACGGATATCGGTGTAATCGCAGGACGCGATCCACTGGCGGACCTTTCGAGTGAATTCCGGGTTCTGGCTCGTGTCGCACAGAATCAACCGGATACGGTCGTGCGGCCAGGCCTGCCGTTCCAGGAACCGACTCTGCTCCGCCCACGCGTAGTCGCGTCCGGCCAGTGGGATGAATAGTGTCACCTGCTGCAGATGCAGGCCCCGCAAAATGAAATAGCCTGCTCTCTTGCGCTCGCCAAACGCCCGGCGGTTCTTCTGGCCGTCGTGAGTTCGATACCAGACGAGTCCTTTCTGCTTGCGGAACTCCCATCCGTCTCGAGCCAGACACTGAAACATCCAGTCGTCTTCTGGCGTGAGGAAGTCATCGAACGCGGTGTCCCATGCATTGCAGACTTCGAGAGCGTCGCGACGCACCAGAGCGCAGGCATCGACGAAGTTGAACCGCAGTAACCGTCCGCGAGTGAACGCCGGGAAGTTGGTGCGGTCGTGGTCGTACTGGCCGAAACGCTGCAGGTCCGCGTAGACCACGCCAACTTTCAGACTGACAAATTCTTTGAGGCCGCACTCGATGTAATCCGGTGCCAGGCAGTTGTCGGCGTCAAGAAACAGCACGACATCGCCCGACGTCTGCTTCACGCCGGCACGGCGGGCCTTGTGAACGCTACCGGTTTCCAGTCGCAGATGCTTCACGCCCCGGTCGGCGAAACCTTCGGCGACCTCGCGGGTGTTGTCCGTGCTCGAATCATCGACGACGAGAATCTCGTGCGGCCGCGTTGTCTGCGCGAGGACGCTGAGGATCGCCGGTTCGAGGAAGTGACCATAGTTGTGAGAGGTGATAATGACGGAGACCTGCATCCCTGCGTGATCCTTTCAGATGTGATACGGCTGCGCGTGCCGCAGCCGTTCGGTGAACTTTTCAATGGGCTCGGGCAGCAGCACGTGACCGATGCCTGATCGACGGACGGCATACGGAAAGCTGATCTGGTCGCGGCACGAGTCTGCCATGACCTCATCCCACCAGCATTGATTGAAGAACTCGCAGCCGCGTTTACGGATGAGTAAGCCGCCGTGCGGCAGACCGGCATGCTCGGGGAAGGCTTCCTTGCGGTATCGCTCGATCTGCCTGCGGATCGTGTCCGGATCATCGCGCCGTGTGCGGATGCAGACGTCGGCCTCTGCATAGAGGCAGTCGCGTTCCGGGTGTCGGCACGTGAACAGCTTCGCTTCGTTACGCCGGGCCATTTGCGGGTCGCATGACTCGCAGTAGTTGACCAGGTCGACCGGATCGATCAGCAACCGCGAGCAGCCGTCGAAATAGATTGTGTAGTCGGCATCCGGAAACCAGCGGTGCGAGAGCAGCTTGTAGCGGCGGTTCTCACGGCGGGCGGATTTCTGAGTGCGTTCGACTCGTCTCAATTCCCACGGGCCGGGTTCTTTGATGTCGGCATCCGTGAAGCAAACGTAATTCACGCCGTCGTTGACGACGTGGTCTGTGAGCAACCGGTCGTAGCCGTCGAAGATCGCGGTGTAGACAACGACCTTTGCCGACGGAGCCTTCACTCGCTGGCGGCTCGTCAGTAGTGGTTCGTAGTCGGTCGCGTCATCACCGAGCCATGTTTTCAGTTGCTTCAAACCCGGATCGGCATAGCTGGCCCGTCCGGTCTTCCAGGTCGCTCCGGCCCGACCGGGGACTCCCTTGATGCCGATGCACAGAGCACGGCTGCCAGACTCATCGACCCACGGGTGCTTTGAGCCGCTCCATGCTTCCCACACCCGTAGATCGAGCGACCACTGATTTGTGCGGGCCGCTTCCTTCCACACAATGGGAATGACCGAGGGACGGAAGCCAGTGCGGCACCAGCTCGCGTGCTGGTGTTCGCGGAAGTGGTAGTAGGAGCGGGAATCGAGGTAGTAGTATTTCGCTCCGACTTCGCCAACGAGGTCGGCTTTGTCGAGCCAGCTGGCCATCGTGGTGATGTAGTCGGGGGCGTAGTAATCGTCATCCTCGATAATCAGCACTTTGTCGCGAGCAATGTGTGGCAGCGCCAGCTGCATGTTGAGACACAGCGTGTGCGCCGGATCTTTTGGTAGCGGCTCCCGGCGGATGTACTGGATGGTCCAGCGATCAGAATCCAGAGCTGAGAGCAGCGAACGGTCAATCGGCTTTCGTCCGTCATCGACGATGATCCATTGCAGCGGGCCGACCTTCTCGCACTGCTGCCGCTGCATCCATTTGACGCACAACGCGAAGGCTTCGGGACGATCGCCGGTCGGAGTGATCAGAGACACGCCGGGCGTGTGGACGATCCGTTCGAGAACGGTCAGACCATTGTTGTTCTCGTGATGTTTCGCGATCCGCCACTGGCCATTGCGAACGAACTCTTCAACAGCCGGCCACAGACCACGCCCGCCAGCTTCGCCTTCGGTGCGGAATGACTCGGTGTCGTGCAGCACGATCCACTTGCGGACCTTGGCCGAGTGACGGGCCAGTTCCGCTCGGAGCTGGTCGTACTCATGCAGCGTGTCGATGAAGAGCAGATCGGTTTCCTCAAGATCGATCCGCCTGCTGTCGCCTTCCATGAAGCGGAACTTCGTCTCACCGGTGACTGATTCGATGACGCCGATTGTCGGCTGCCGGTGCAGGTCGCAGCTCACGAACTGCTCCGGCTGTCCGGCCAGCAGAGCGACGGTCGAGATGCCGTAACGCGTGCCGAGTTCCGTGACGTGATCACACTGAGAGGCAAGTTCTTTCAGTGTCGAACAGTGCTCGCTGATGTCGGAGAACGTGCCGCTGACCAGTTTGTAGAGTTCATCCAGTGTCCAGTCACTGCGACGCATCGTTGCCTGCCGGAACCACACCGGATCCGGGAACTTCTCCTTGCGTCTCTTCGGGCTACTGTTCGGTGCGGAGAGGTGTTCGGCTTCGCATGTCCAGTCGCAGATGCGTCGCCAGCGGGATTCCAGTGTGCGGAAGAAGTGGACGTCAAAGCAGAGTTCGCCGCGTGGGATCGAGAAGACGTGCTTCCGCAGCAGATCGCTCCGCATCACCACGCAGCCGAATCCCGTGCCACGAACGTCCTGCGTCTGAGGACGATCTGCTTCAGGACGGTTAATGCGATGCACGCCTGGCGTTTTGCCGAGATCGCGATCCCACACGTAGTACTGTCCGTCCTGACGCGACCGGTACGGCGCAGAGACCGTGCCGACGTTCTCGCGGAAATGCCGCATCAGTCGCGGCAGCACATCTGGCGACGGGATCACGTCGTCTTCGAGGACCCACGTGTACTCGGTATCGACCGTCGCCCGCAGGCGGTTGGCGATGCGACACATGACCTCGTTGAGGTAACGGATCGCGTCCGTTCCGCCGCCGCGTACGCGGTCAGCCAGACCTGCCGGGCCCGGCGCACACATCATGTGTCGCACGTCCGGATAATCGCACTGCCGGATCCAGTCGCGAATGCGATCGCTGAATCGTCGGTTCTGGCTGGTGTCGCACAAGATCAGATGCGTCTGCGGATGCGGCCAGACCTGCTGCTGCAGAAAGTCACTCATTCGGTCCCAGGCGAAGTGTCGCCCGGCGAGCGGGATAAACAGTGTCACGTCCTGCAGCGAAAGTGCCTCTCGGACGAAATACTCGGCTCGCTGATCGGCGAATCGTCGGTGTTGCTGACCGGCGTGCGTGCGGATGCGGAGCACGCCGTCGTGACGGTGGAACTTCCAGCCGAGCCGGGCAAGTTTCTGATAGACATAAGCCTGAGCCGGAATTTCCGCCGGCAGCGTGCGGTCCCACGCTGCCGCGGAGACCAGTGCGTTACGGCGGATGATCGCAGAGCAATCACCGAGTGCCGCACGGAAAATGTCTTCACGCGGTAACTCCGCAGGACGATTCGTCCGGCCCGTATCGATCCCGAAACGCTCGACGTTTCCGTACACAGCACCGATGTCACTGGCGTCAAATGCAGCCAGTCCATGTTCGATGAACTCGCGTGAGAGCAGGTTGTCGGCGTCGACGAACAGGACGAATTCACCGTGCGCCCGGTTGAAGCCCGCCAGTCGGGCCAGGTGAGTACTGCGATGCTCCACGCGGATATATTCGACGCCCTCGCGTGCAAACAGGGCCGCTACATCTTTCGTGTGATCTGTGCTCGCGTCGTCGACCACGATAATTTCGGTCGGCCGCTGAGTCTGGCCGAGGACGCTGAGGATCGCCGATTCCAGGTACCGCGCGTAGTTGTGGCAGGTGATGATCACCGAGACGGGCGCTGTCACGTCAACGGTTGCGACCGTGCTGACAACCGGGGACTCCGCCTTCTGCTCTTTCGGCGTCCGTGCGACGACCGACGTTCCGTTCAGCAGTGGCAACAGTTCCGATTTGTATTGTCCCAGTCGGGACAGCAGGTCGGGCGTCATCCGCGACTGCGGGAAGTACGCCAGTCGACTGCCGCGCGGTTCCAGACGGATTCCAAGTCGCGTCAGATCGGCCAGCAGCGTCGCGGCTCCATTCACGATTGTCATTGTCCCTCCTGCCTGACTTCGTTCGTCCATCCCCGTTACACCGCACCCCACTGCTGCCCCGGACAAATGTTGCCAATCCGAATGACCGCCCACACCGGTCCGCCGTAGCCATAGCCGCCCGTGTATCCGTAACCGCAGTAGCCGTATCCGCCGTCGTAGCCATCTCCATCACCGCCGGGGTCGTCGGTCCACAGCAGAAACGCGGAACCGGATTCGGCTGACTTCAGGTTCTCCGGGTTGCCGTCCTCAACGTCTGCAAATTCATGCGTGGGATCCTCAACCGTAACCTTTGCCACACAGACGCCACTGACACAGGCCATGCCGATCCGTCCGGCACGGACCGGTTCGAGCAGCACGACGAACCGTCCGAGGTGGGCGACCTCACACGGCGTCGTTCCGGCGAGCGCGACGCGGTTCTGGAACGACGTGAGGCTGACCGCTGGCGGAAACACCGGACCGCAGATGCCCAGCACGTCGAACCGACTGCGGTCCTCGCCCGAGTCATTACGGACCGGGATGATGCCTGCCTGCGAGAATTCGGATTCAACCTGCCGGGCCAGTGAACGTTGCCGCGTTTTGAAATCGCGCGCGGCATCAATGAACGTGTTGAACGTCTCAGCCGGAATTCGCAGGGCGTCGCCGGTCCGGACTTTTCGGAAGGCATCTCCCACACGTCACGCTCCAATGCCAAGTCCCGCGAAGTTGCCATACGGATAAACCTGTTCGACGTAAGACGCGACCGGCCGCTTGACGAGTGCCATCGCCGCCGTGTCTTCGACATCCTCATACCGCACCCAGAGATACTCCCAGCCGCGTTTGCCGATGCCTGTCATGTCGCCAACGGCCAGTCCGGCGACGTTGGGACTGGCGGCGAAGCGGTACGTGATCTCCCAGTCGTCGGGGCCTCGCCTCGAACCGGACGCGCCGAGGAAGAGCACTTCGCCGGAAGCGAACCCGCGGAACGGCGCGTTGTTGACCTGACCGGTGAGGTAGAAGAGAGCCGCCTTGTAGGCAGCGGTCACGAAGCCCACACTGATGTAGTGCGTCTCGCTGAAGTTGTAGACCGGGACCGTGATGTCCACGCCGTCGACACTGTCGCGTGTGACTCCGATCGCGCCGCGAAAGTCGGGAGGCGGCCCATCGACTGACCACGCTCCAACCGTGGCCAGCGACTGTGTGATGTGTTGTGAGCCGCCACCCGTGTCGAACGAGAAGGAACTGTCGCCGGTCTGAGGCGGTTCGAACCGGCCGTAACGGACCGAGCCTTCCCACTCGTACTCGGCGATCCGCTCGGTATGAAGACTCTGGCGCACAAGCCCGCCATACAGCACGGGCGACGCCGACAGCAGCGCCGAGTTGGCCGCCGCGTCGTCGTTCGTGCCGCGAATCACGAACCGCAGATCGACGGTCGAGTCTTCGCTGATCGTCGTTTCGCGGCTGTCCCATTTCTCGTGAACCGTGACAGGCATTTCGTGTGACCGGTGTCCTCATGATTCCTCAACCAAAAACAAGCCCGTTCTGACGGGCCTCATCCAGAATGCGGCGGGTGTTCTTCGCGGTTTCTTCCGTGGCTTTGGCCGTTCGTTCCTCGGGGGCTCCACCGCCCAGACCACGCACAGCGGCGGCGTTGAAAGTTCCCGTAACGCTGATGCGATCCTGCGTCTCCTGCAGTTGCTCGCCCGCTCCGTTGAGTTGCTGCTGCAACTGCTGAATCAGATCGCCTGGCGACTTTGCCTTCGCGGGACCGTCGTCAGCTTCGGACTCCGACTGGCGACGAGCCTCGGCCGCCTGTTCGGTCGCCTGCTGCCACTCTCGACGCGCCTGAGAAAGCGAGTCTTCCGACTGCCGAACGTCGGAACGGAACTGCTCCGAGTGGCGGTCCTGTTCACTGACCCGTTCGCGTTCGAGTTCTTCCAGCGTGCCGGAGCTCTGCTGTTCGATCTCACTCAGTCGCTCTCGACGCTGCCGCTCACGCTGGAAGATACGTTCGTCGCGCGACCGGTCTTCCGAGGCATTCGCCGAAGTTGTTTCTTCCGTGATGCGGACGACTTCGGCGTCGACATCTACCTCGTCGTCGAACAGCGACTTCAGTTTGATCCACGCCGTACGAATGAACCCGACGGCCGTGTTCCACGTCTTCGTCAGGCCGGTCGTGAAGATCGACCACGCATCGGCGAGGAAGTCGATCGTCTCCGTCCACGCGGACTGCAGCCCGGCCCAGCCTTCCGTGGCGATCGCAGCTGTACTGAAGACCGCTTCCGTCCAAGTCGTGAGAAACGTGTTCTTCACGCTGGCCCAGATGCGGTTAAGAGCGGCGACGCCCTTCTGCCACTGTAACTTGAGCGTCAACCACAAAATGCGTGCGGCCAGCCCGATATCTCCCGCCGCAAGTGCGTCACTGATACCGCTCCACGCGGCGAGCGCCTCGTCTTTGAGGACTGCGAACTTGTCGCCCAGCCATGCCAGAGCCTGCCCGCCGGCATCCGTCGAGGTGATGAGGTAAGCCGCGAGTACTCCGACGCCGGCGATCACCAGTCCGATCGGCGACATCAGTGCGGCAATCGCTGACCCCACGAGGCTGAACGCACTTCCGATGCCGGTGAGCACGGACGCGAGTGCTCCCAGCGTCGCCCCGAATCCCGAGACCACAGTGCCGATCAGGATGAACGCCAGTCCGGCAGCGACCGCAGCAGCAGCGATCTTCGCCAGCACAATGACCAGCCCGCGATTCTCTTTGATCCACGCGCTGACCATCTTCACGGCGTCGGCCAGCGCAGTGACCAGCGGCGTGACGACCGGCAGCAAAGCCGACCCGATCTCAACCGCCGCGTCCTCGACCTTCGCCTGCAGCGCTTTCATCTGATTCGCGAACGAACCGGCCGAGCGTTCGGCATCGCCCTGCGCCGCAGTCGTCCCGCGCATGATGATCGCCAGCCGCGACATCACCTTCTGCTGCTCGGTGGCGTGACTGGGGTCGACACCCTGATTGAGCATCTCCTGTTTGACGGCGGTCTCGTTGACGATCACGCCATACTTTTTCATGACCTCGCTCGATCCTGTCAGTGCCGCGTGCAGGTCGCGCAGCACATCCGAATCCGACATGTTGTTGAAAGACGCCAGGTCGATCGCCAGGCCGGTCAGCTGCTGGCTCATCGTGGTCGCACTGTCATCGTCAAAACCGATCGGAACCAGCAGGTCCTGAGTCCCGGCAAGAAAGTCGGCCACCTGCTTTTTCGAGCGTCCCATCTGTCCGGCAAACTGATCGCTCCAATCTTTCACCGCCGGTGCGTTCTGACCAAAGACGACATTGAACTTGTTCATCGTCTCTTCCATGTCGCTGCCGGCCTTCACCGCGAACGACAGCGGAGCGGCCACAAGAGACCCGGCAGTCAATAATCGCGTGCCGATGGCCCGCGCCGACGAACCGAACGCCTGTAATCGTTTGCGGGCAGCGTTCAGACCGCGAACGAGCTTTGAGTCATCCGCGAACAACTCGACAAAAGCCCGTCCAGCGCGGATTCCGGATGCACTGGCCATGTCAGGCCTCCGGAGCCGCGTCGGCGCGGCGGTGCTGGTCCACGAAGATGGTCTTCAGCAGCATAATGCTGGCTTTCGGCAGTTCGCCGCGACGGGCGGATTCACGAGTCAACGGATGAAAATCCCCAGGCCGGAACGTCCGGGCCTTCTTCGGGTCACGATGGCAGTTGGCCAGCATCGCCAGCACGGCGGACGTGTGATTCCACTCCTGCCGGATGCGGGACTCGGCCATGCGAATCAGTTCACGCAGCGTCAGCCGTCCGGGATCGAGGCCGACGATGCCGGCGAGTTCGCTGATGAAGCGGTCAGCGTCTCGACCACACACGCGGGATCGAGTTGCTGGATCGCGGACACCGCCTTCTCCAGCAGACGGTCCGCGACTGTGTTCGTCTTGCGGAGCAGTTCCTGCATCGCCGCCCGTTGCCGGGCATTCGGGAAAAAATCCGACAGTTCCGCCAGCAGCGCGGCTGTCGCATTTCCGATGGCGTCACCGGCCATTGCCCGACCGAAGTCCTCGTCGCTGACGTCCTTTGCATCCGCTTCCAGTTTGCACACGCAGTAGATGACATCGACCAGCAGCACCGGGTCATCGTGCAGTTGCGCGAGCAACCGGCAGCCGTCGTCGAGCACGTCCAGCAGATTGACCTCGACCAATGACCGGACACGCCGGATGGCGTCTACATTGATCGTCACCGTCCACTGGCGACCTGCATTGTCCTGAAACGTCTTCATCCCTGAATTCCCCGAAGAACACTTGCCTCTCAGCCCTCACGTCTCCGCCTCATTACGGCACCGTCATCCAGTCGGGCGCGTTCGCCGAGTACGTTGGCTTCGCGGTGACACTGACCGTGATGGCCTGTTCGAGTGGTTCGCTGCGAGTGAGCTTGGTGATCGACATCGTGGCTCGCAGTCCCTGCGTGCCGCTGGACGTGATGTCGCCATCCATCACACCGAACTCCAGCGTCGTGTTGTTGAAGTACGCATCCTGAATGGCGGTGAAACCGGCGTCCGCCGGATCCCACACCATCTCGAACTCGATCGAACCATCCTTCAACGCCGCAATCGTCGCTCGCCAGCCGGCGTTGCCACGCGTAGTGACGTCCGCTTCGGAGGCTTCGAGATTCAGCGTCAGGTCTTTGACGTTGGTCATCTCGACCCACGTCGGTGCTCCGAACGAGCCCGTGTTGCGGTACAGCTTTGCTTCCATGCCGAGTTTCATGAGGGACTCCAGTCCAATCAGGTGATGCCGTTACCGAGGCCGGACTCGTTGTCCGGATCGTGATTCTTCAGCCAGGCTTTGAGGTCCTTGCGAGCCTCTTCATTGCGGTCGCGGTCCAGCCGTTGCCTGAGTGCTTTTCCAACTTTGAGGATGTGCCGTGCGACCGTCAGCTTCTTCCCGAAGCCCAGCACGCCGAACTTCGCGAGCACGCCACCCAGCGTCGCTCCGCCCAGATGCGACAGGGCTGCTGTCGCGATGATGCCTGCAATCGTTCCCATCAGTGAGCAAACCTCCGATGAAGCAGCCCGGTGATGGTTCCAAACAGCCCCCACAGAAACTGCAGTGGTCGTTCCCGAAAGTCGTCGCGGACTGCATCCACATCAGCCCGAACGGCGTTGACCGCTTCCAGTGCGTCGTCCTTATCTTCGCGCAACCTGGCGATGGCCCGAATCTTTCCGATGACCCCGGACTCGCGGAATTCGTTGAAGTCGCTGCGTGTCTCCCTCGCCTCGTCACGCAGAGCAGCAAGGTCACGTGCCAGCCGCAGGAGTGCAGTGTCGGGTGCCGCTTCTTCGGATGGTGGTCCGGGGACCGGTGCCGGATCAGTGACCGGTGGAATCGGAACCTCATTCGGTGTCGGAAAAGGCGGTGGTTCTTCGTGCCCGATGATTGCTTCCACCAGTGACCGTACGGCGTTTGAAAGCCAGCCGAGCAGACCGCCTCGTCGGGCAGCCGAATAGCCGACCCGGTATTGACTTGTGTTTTTTACCCAGATCGTGGGAAAGCCGAGTTGTTCTGTCGGACGGCACGTGTTCGAGAATTCCCGGAACAATTCCGGATCACTCCACTGCCGCATCTGCGGATCCCACTTCACGAATCGGAACTGGTAGTCGCGGAACTGGCCTGACGCGACGTCGGTCTCAAGTTGTCGGCAACTCGAACAACTGGTCGAGGAAAACACGACGACGACCGGTTGTCGGCTGTAGCGCTGCGGCAATTCGATCGTTTCGCCCTGTGCCGCGCGAATCGCCTCCGTCGTCACTCGCCAGCCAGAGAACCCGGAGCTGTGTACTCCTGGATTGGCGGCAACGTGCAGAGCGACTCCAACGACCTCACCTCTTGCGTTGAGCAGCGGGCCACCACTGTTACCACTGTCGATGCGATGGTTGGTGTAGTTGATATCAACGCCGTTGCCGCCGCTGACTTCGCCTTCAATCCGTGCCCAGTTCCCGCCGGGATAACCCAGCGAATAGACACGCTCACCAATCTCCGGCTTACGGCTCGCGACCGGCAGACTTGCAAACGGCCCACCGTCGAGTTGAAACACCGCCGGACCGTCTTCACCGCGGTACACGTAGACGCGACTTGCGGAAACGTCCTTCCCCTGCACTTTGACTTTCAGACGGGCGGGATGGCGGCAGTGCTTCGCGGTCACGAGCAGATTGTCGGCGACGATGAATCCCGTGCAGCCGTCCACACGGACGACGGCATCGCGTTCGTCCGCATGGGCGACCGATGCGGTCATCAGGAGCACTGCCGTGAAAAGAAATCGGTGTGTCACTTCGCAGCCTCCTGTTCGTACCGCGTCTGGAACTGCACCGTGCCCTGACGGACGAGCTTCCGAAACAGCGTGGCCGGGCTGTACTTCGTCGGGTTGTCCCGATTCAGCCGGCCCAGCCGCATCAGCACCTTGGCTGCCAGTTCCGAGCAGAACAGTTCGTTGAGATCCGCTCCGGGCAGCAGCCGCGTGTGTCGAAACAGCCGCGTCCCCGACAGCAGGGCTCCGCCGAAGTCGTACGTGACCTGCTTTCCGATGAAATGCCTCACGAGAATCCGCGTCAGCAGTTCCGACTCACTCTGCGACAACTGGTCGACCGCCGTGAGCCGATAAACATCCACGTGCCCGCCAGCCTCAACGTAATCACTGAGCCGTTCTTCCGGCTGATGCGACTGACAACCCGAGACCGGATACCCCAGCACAGTACACGCATGGCGGCACAGAGTGGTCGACTCCACCCACAATGGTGAGTCGTGGTATTCGCAGATCACCGCGACGTGCGATGGCCCCAGCCGCAATCGCGACGGAGCCAGCACCGAGGCCGTGCCCCACGAGATTGCCTTCGACGCTGCGTCCGTGCCGTAGCACGCCAGCAGGTCTAGCGGCTGAAAGTCATCGATGTTGATCAGTGGTGCCGTCATGGCTTGAGTCGCTCCGTCAGTCGATCGAGCAGCACATCGTGCCGGTCGAGCCGTCTCCGCACGGCATCAAGTTCCGCCGTCCGGATGTCATTGGTCATCTTGAGTTCCGCCTTGATCGCGCTCACGTCGTTCGAGATGGACCACGCCCACAAGACGGCTCCTACGAACACGACCGACGTCATGAAACTGATGAACGACACGAACCACTTCGGCACGACGATGAAGCCGTTGCCGTGCGGATGCGTTGTCTGTCCATTGCTGCAGGCCATGCGTTACCTCACTGAATCCCGCCACATCGCTGGCAGCTTTGGCTGCTCTCGATCAAAGGCCGGCCCCATAAAAGGACGCGGCTGATAAGTCTTCCGAATGCGACGGCCACGACGTTTCAGGACGACTGGTCCGCCGTGTTCCAGAGTTTCCGGAGCGTTCGTGCTGCCACTCAGCCGAACCGGGCCAATCAGGACGCTCGACTTCACCGGCTCGTAAACAAAGAAGATATTCCGCTTCAGTCGCCCCGTGTGATCGGATGGTGGTGAGCCCGGTGGAGCCGGACGCTTCCGTCGCCGGATACTCGATCTCGCCCCGCGTCGGACATACGCCCCGAACCGGGACAACACGCGCCGCTGAGCCCGATCCACGGCCTTCATCACCGCCGGCCGGTCAAAGAACAGTCCTTTCGCTGGTCCAATCTGCACACCGAGCATCCCTGACGCCTACCTCATGATTCGAAATGTGATCGTGATGACGCTGGTGAACTGCCGGAGCTGGTCCAGGTGCTCGGGCGAGTACACAGGAACGTTGTCGGACTTCAGCCACACTGCATTCGGCGCATCCGTCAGCCGCTTGAACCGAAACAAGTCAGCCAGCTCCTGCACGAGCCCCAGCAGCGCGTCGACTTCCGCATTGCTGACAGCATCGAGCTTCTTCTGCACGGCGATGTCGATCGCGTAATCGTGCTGGTTATGGGCACGGCCGCCGGGCAGCGTGATGACTCCGCGTGGCACGACTGTCACATGCAGGTCCTGCATGTCTTCCAGATCGAAAACCGGGAGGAATGTCCGCTCGGCGGTCGCCGACTGACTGAGTTCTGCCGCGTTGATCTCGAACACAACAGCCGCCGCAATGTCGCTGATAACTGACATATCTATGTGGACTCCGTTCCCGTCAGCTTCGTGTGAATCCTCAATGTGCGGCGGTACGCGTCGCTGTACCGCCACGGCGGCTCCTTCCCCGGAGCCATAACCTCGTAGGTGAACGTGACCGTCCCGATCGTTTCACGGATGCGGTCTCCTCGTTCCGGCAGAGTCTGCGTACCGTCCAGGACCAGACTCACCGCCGGAACAAGGAAGTCCCGCGACTCCGTGCGCTGGAGAATCCCAACACCGTCGTCGATCTCGAACACAGTCCGTCCGATCGATGCCGGCACTTCGACGCTGCTCTCGCCACGCTGGTATTCAACCGGCCGGGACGCGTGAGCGACCCGCTGGTCTTCCAGCCAGTTCGAGCCTCGTTCAAGGATGTCGGTCATCGATCTCTCTCAATTGCCTTTCGGCTGGTGCGTCTGGAACCGCGTCGTTCACAGTTACGGGCGACAGCCCGATCAAACCGCCAATGGTGGCCTACTGGTTGATCCGTACGCGGACTGTGGTGTCATCGTCGCTGGCATCTGCGATGGACTTGCCAAGTGCCTTATTGGCTCCGGCATTGTCATCACTGGTTGCCTGCTGCGCGATCTCGTCCCAGAACAGGCTTGTCCCCAACGTGATCGCCGTGGCTGCACCGCTTGCTTTGGGAAAGTCGAACACCCCCTCGACCGCGAGAGCTCCCAGCTGACTCGCCTCGATGTTCAGCTTCGCTACGCCAATAAGGTCGCCCTGGACTACTACATCGCCAGCCGCCACAGCCGCTCCCGGCGTGTGGTCAATTGACGCTCCTTCCTGTCGAAATACTGCCGTCGCCATACATCCTGCTCCTGTCGAGTGAACTGGTCCGTGTCAGCCGAACACTTACGCCGCGCCTTTGCTCTTCACACCGGCCCGCTTCTCCTGTAGAGCGACGCCGAAGTCGAAGTAGCCTCGCCACTGCATGCCCAATGTGTTGAACGAGGATTCCTCGCTCTCGATGTAAGGCACACGACGGCCCCGCAGATAAATGATTTCGAGGACCGCCGCGTCAGCCGGATCGGCCAGCAGATACCACGCAGTGTCACTGCTGCCCGTCAGCGACTGAGCGTTGAGCCACGGTGTCGCCACCGGACGGAACTTGCCGGCGTGCGGGTTGCGGTTGGGCTTCGGCTTGTTGGCCGTCGTCGTTTCGTTGACGGCCACATCGTTGTAGAGCTGATCGCCGACCGTCTTCAGCGACGTCGGAACGAGCAGTACGCCCGGCGTCATTGAGACTGGATCACCATTCTCGTCCTTCTGGTCGAAGAACATCTGCTCGGCGGTCGTCAGCGAATTGATCTGCAGATTGCTTTCGGCGCCTGCGAAGTAGTTGCCATTGCCGGCACTGAAAAACGCGTTGGCATTGGCCAGCAGAAGACCGAAACCGACTTTCTGCAACTTGATCGCGGACTGGCGTCCGATCAGACGTGGCAGACGCAGGAATGCGCCCAGGTCGTCGTTGATCATCATCTGCCGCGTCAGCGACAGCAGCGTGCCGTAGGTCTCAACCTGATTCTGGAAGGTCTCTTCGCTGAGCGACCCGTGCTTCAGCTCGCCGTCCGGCCCGACCTTCTGGAACTCACCCAGTCCCGTCAGGCGGTAACTGGTGACCTGCTTGAAGTCGTTGGCATCCGCCTGCGCCGCAATCTGACCGAGCACGTTGTCGACGGCTTCAAACGAAGCCAGCATCGTCCGGTTGGCCACGTTCGACAGGATGCCCGACAGTGAGACCGTCGAGAATCCGCCGGACGCGGTCAGCTTGCGGTCCGCCGCCATCGCCGCGCGAATGAAGTCGTTATCCACAAGCCCGGGCTGCACGTGCATGCCCGCTGCGCGGATCACGGCGTGCATCAGGTAGTGCAGTCCGATGCCACGCAGGTCCCGGCCGAGTGCCGCGTTCATCGCGCGTTCGCTGAACAGTTTTCCGCACTTCTGCTCGGGCAGACTGGCCGACAGGCACAACGCTGCCTCAATCGCTTCCGCATCAGGCCTCGACGCATCACGTGAGTGAATGGCCGGTCCCTGCGGACGTGTGGCCCGCAGCACTTCGAGTTCCGTCTGCATATTGTCCCATCCTTCCGCGATGGCTCGGGCTTCGATGTCCGCATGCCTGCCGCTGCAGATCTTTCGAATGCGGCCGACACGCTGCGTTTCTGCGGCCAACTCGGCACGCAGGGTAGCCACGGGGTTCCCGTCGTCACTGACGTCCGTGGCCGCGTCCGCTTCCGTGCGTGCCCCGCGTGTCGCGAAGAGTTCGCTCAGGCTCTGCTGCTGCCGTTCGCTCAGGTTTCCCGCATCGAATCCCTGAGCCGTCACCCAGTTGGCGAAGTCCGCACCAGCCCGCATCGAGTTGTCATCCTGCGTCGCCGCTTCCAGTGTGGCGGCGATCTCGGCCGAAGTCTGGTCGTCAGCTCCGAGCACGACGAAGCTGACCTCACCCAGCAACGCCCGTCGGGCAATGTTGACCGGACCACTGACCTCTCGGCCGTTAACCTCGACCGTGCTTCCCGCCGGAACGAATTCCACATCGTCGGCCCGGGCACCGATCGAAGCCTGCCACGCGAATCCACGGTCGCTCAGTGCAATCACTCGCTGCACCTTGCCCGAGTCTCCCAATACTTCGCCGCTGACCAGCAGCCGGCTGTCTTCGACCGTGATGCGGTCTGTCTGACCGAGGACGCAGTCCACGTCACGGGTGTGATCGAGAAGGATCGGCCGACGCTGGAGACCGACATCAATCCCGTTGAGATCCACAACCACCGGGTGTTTCCAGCCGGTGAGCTTCATGGCTCCGCCCGTGTAGGCGACCATCCGAAATCGCCGCTGCCGGCCGGGTTCGTTCTCGGTCGCCGCTTCGATCTCCAGTTCCGCAGCCTGCAGCCGCAGTGATTGTCCGTCAGGCAGCTGTGGGGACAGATTCTGCATCGTTTTCCTCGACATCCTGTGAGGCGTTGTCATCCGGCGGAACGTCCACCAGTCCGAGTTCCTTCATGAGTTGCAGTTCGCCAGCCCGCTGCCGCAACTGCGATTCCCAGTCCTGACCGCGGCGTGCGTATTCATCCGCGAGTGTGGTCGTGTGAGACTTCAATCGCGTGGCTTGTGCCGTTGCTTCTTTGGCGGGATCCACGTGCTCGTGACCGTCCCAGAACCACTGGTGTGGCCAGTCGGCGATCGGCCCCAGGCCAGCAGTGAGCAGCCCGGGAATCAGCACTGCTTCATCGAGCCATGCGGCGAGAATGCGGTCCAGTACGCGGCACTCAAGGTGCGACTGATCGACCCGAATCGACTTGAAGTAAGTCTGATGGTCGAGCCGGCCGGAGGCGTAGTTGTAGCCCGACGAATTCGCCGCGGCGACGTTATACGGCATGTTGAGACACCGCGCGATTTCGTTGAGCAGTTCGCGTTTGAAATCGGCGTATGTGCCTGACGGATGCTCGGCATGCAGTTGCGACATCTTCCAGCCGCCGGGCATGGTCAGCAGCAGATTGCGGTCAAGCTGAATCTCATCCAGCGGCTCAACCGCGTCAGCTTCCCCGTTGGCGGGAGCGTCAGTGTAGAGAATCCCGGCGAAGTAAGCAGCGGCCTTGGCGGCATCCAGCGTCGCCAGTGAGTAGTCCCGCAGCATGGCAAACAGCGGCAGAGCGGGAGTAATTTCTGGAACACCGCGACGCTGCCCAGGTCGGTCGGTGCGGAACTGGTGAATGACGCTGGCTGCTGGCACACGGTCGTATTCCACACCAGGCACAGCCACCGCATCGCCCGGATGAGTCCGCAGCACGTGGTACTCGACCGCGTTTCCGCTGCGATCCAGCACGATGCCATCGACGGCATTGCTGCCGGCTGTGGTGAGCGGTTCTGGCGTGGCAACCTGCTCGGCTTCGATAAGTTGCAGATCGAGCTGAATGCCCGTGGGCAGAGCGGAATTGTTGATCAGCACGGCGAACGCTTCGCCATCAGTCGTCTGAGCCATCCGCAGCGTGCGGAGTTTTCCCGCCAGGTCAACGGCCTGCGCCCAGCGTTGAAACTCCCGCTCGATGCGGCGGTTGGCGTCACCATCACCCGTCAACAACTGCAATCGCGGCCCGGTCCCGATCACGTCATTGGCGAGCGTCAGCACAATCCCGCGGGCGTAGCTGTTGTTCGCCACTTCGTAACGGGACCGGTTACGAAGAATCCGCCGCACATCGGCACTATTGGCGGCCAACGCCGACAGCCCGTCCGCATTCGCCCAGTGACGGCGGTTATCCGGCGTGGTCGCCGCCGCGTCGTAGCGGCTGCGAAAGAACCGACCAGAACGGCCCGAAAGTGACGCCTTGGTCAGTCGCGATCGCGAAATGTTTCTGAGCCACGCCAGCACTATGTCGACCCCGGCGGTGTGAGTTTATTGAACCGCAGGCCGCGAGACTTTGACTTCGCGGCATCCTTCGAACACAGGTGGCGGTCGACCGCGATCTGGTCGGTCAGCTTGTGCTGTTCCATGCTGCCCGAATCACCCGACGCCTTCGCCGGTCCGGCAGCGTTCTCGCGAATGGTCTCGTCGAGTGATTCCGCCACGTCCGGTCTCCTGTGTTGATGACGAACAACGAACGTCGCCTACCTGTAGACCTACCCGGTTGCGGTTCGAACTGACGACGGAATCGGCCCTGATTGACAGACTTGCTCCATATGTGGAACCAAAGAGTGATCAGCGGCTGGAAACTCACACAGTGCTTCAACGTCTGGTCGGCCTTGACCGCTATTTCGAGATGTGGCTCAACGACATCGCACTCGCAGATGAGTGCCGACTCAGTCGCCCATGTCGAGTTGCTGCGCCTGAGCGGCCAACTCGTCCAGTGCCTGGGCCCGCATTGCGTTCGCTGCCCGGTCATCCGATGTGAGGATGACAATTCGGGCGTCGACGTTGAGAACCTGCAGTCCGTTTTCGAACTCGACGAATGGCTGCTTCCAGTGAGCATGCCCGCGAATGACCAGGCAGTCTCTTCTTCGTAGCAAAGCGTCGCGTACTTCCGAGATTCCCCGCTGTGACTCATGTGGTCCAGCGGGACCATCGTGCATGATCAGAACATCCGGCTCGCGGTCGAGGACACGATTGAGCGTCGCAAGGTAATCGTCATGGCTGCGACGATTCAGGCGGGTGGCCTTACCAATGATTCCACCGATTCCAGCAATCTTCAGTCCATCTATTTCAACGACGTCCCCGTCGAAATAATGGGCATTCGACGGAAGTCGCGGTCGGCAGGATTGATGGTCACTGAAGATGTCGTGGTTTCCGGCAACACCAGCAACCCAATCGAAGCAATCCGCGAATGCATTCCACACATCCGTCACGTCACCCGTCCCACCCCGCTTGTCGAGTCTCGGAACAGTGTAGAAATCACCAGCCAGAAGCGCTCGTACGTGCTTGCCGTTGTCGATTCCGAAACGTGGAAGTACTTCGGCGACTAGACGGTCCGGTATGACTTCACCAAGGAGCCGAATCGGTCCGCCTGCGGAGTCTTCAAATCTCTCCCGCCCCTGGAGATCTGCAGTCACCACTACAGCAAGAGCATCAGCCGGGAGACGGTCGACTGTCGCAACATGCACCGGAAGTCGATCGACGTAGAACCCCCCAGCTCCGCGACCAGCATTCAGAAACGGAAACTCTACGATTGGTTCAAGTTGGAAGTCGACGATTCTCATTGTCGATCAGGATACACGACGGCGACGAGAGGTTCGGTCAGGCACTTTTCTCACGAGCCAGCCAACGTTTCCGAAGTGGTCACTCTCCACTGGCAGTGTCGACATTCTTTTCGACGGACGATCTTCCCTTCCCGGGGCCGCGTATAGATGACGAAGAAATGTCGACAACCGCACCTCGGACATTCGATTCCCTGCCGAGAGTTCGACAGATTTGACTTCGACTCGCCCATCAACGTCGCCCTCTCTGCAGTTCAGAGAGCTTCAGACGACGACGTGGCAGCACCGGCGCGACGTCGGTGCCAAACAAAACCGCTCCCTGAATTGATGCTGCCACAGCACTTCCAACGAGACAGTCCAGCCAGTGGTTGTCGGACTGCTCTGGGCGAAGTTTCCATTCGTCGACTGTTCGGCCGCGACCGGTTGTTTTGACGAAGTACTCGGCGGTGACCTGCTCGGCAAACAGTCGGTGTGTTTCGGGCTTTGAACCGAACACCGACAGGCAGCCCCGGTCGCCCATCGAAACCGCCAGCCTCGCGTGGACGAACGACTTCCACCAGTTCGTGTCGTAGACGACATGCCGAATGGCCCGCTTGCCTCGGACGTTGGGGATGCGCCAGTTGAGTCCGACGCGATCGCCCTGTTTTCGCTTGTACTCGGAAAAGGGAATGCTCGACGCGCCGACAAAGCGTCCATGCGATGGCGTGATAATCGTCGAGTGACTGCTTTGCCGGCAGAACTGGTAGACAACATCAGTCGAGTGCCCCCAGTTGGCATCGATCAGACAGCGATCAATCTTCAACGCCGCTCCATCGTCCCGTTTCCACTCCTGGCTGAGGTACTGCTGCGTCAGTGCTTCGAGGCCCGCGTAGATCGAACCTTCCAGGCCACTGCCCGGTGACGCATTGGCCAGCGTGTGGCGCGCATCCCGTAGCGTGAAGTACGTCCGCTTCTGGTCAGGAAAAGAGCCGTAGTCGACGACGTAGCCGGTGAAGTCGTCTTCCCACGCGCACACGCAGAAGAACAGCAGTTTCTGCTGCACGTCGATGAACATCGTCAGGTGGTTGCACGAGATTGGAATCTCGGCGCGCTGGATGTTGTTGATCTTCGCCTCGATCTGGTCAGCGGTGAGCATGTCCTCGTCGACGGTTTCCTCCGGCAGCGGTTCGTTCTGATACTCTGCGAAAAATGCAGCCTCGTCCTGCAGTTTGAGATTCATCGCGTGCTGGATCGCTGACAGCTCGTCGTGATTGTGGCGTTCCGGCCACGCGATCTTCGCACCGACGTCCATCGCTTCCCGATGTTGAGCGTAGAATTCGGTCGCTGCTTTGCCACCGTCGCCGCTCCGCATGCCTTCTGCGCGGAGTTCCGCGTAACGAGCCCACAGCTTTTCGTCGTCAGGGAACGAGTAAACCATGCGGGTGCGTTCGCCGTTCCATTCGGGATGCCGATCGCGATCAAGAATGCTGTCGGCCATGTCGCCGGGCCGAATCACCGTGCAGGGCATGATGCCGCTGATCTTCTTCCCCGGCCCAGCGAGACCAAGGACCGCTCCGGCCAGAATGCTCTCACGATTCGCACACTGAGACAGCGAGCGGGCCGACTCGTCGGTTTGTGGATCGTCGAGCACGACCAGTGACGGTCGCACCGTCTGACCATCGGATCGCTTGAACTTCATTCCACGAATCCGACCGGTGATGCCTGCGACTTTGATGATCGCTCCGCTGGCCAACGAACCCGGCATCGTGGGCAGCACAACTTCGCGGGCCGTCCAGCCGATGTGAGTTCGCTCACCTTGGTGAAGCTGGCCGCTGCATCGGTTCGCGATGCCATCAAGACACTGGATCGGAAAGACGACCTCGGGGAAGTCTGCCAGCAGCAGCTCGTTGCCGTCGAGTTCCGTCTTGATGGAATCCAGCATGTCCATCGCGTGGCCTTCGTTCGAACCGATGAGGCAGACGAACTCGCGGTGGCCGTTCAGCACGGCCCAGATGCAGGCACATTCACAGATTGTCGTCTTGCCGCTGCCACGCGGCATCGCCATCGCGAACAGACCGCCTTCAAGCACTGCCTCTTCGATCTTCGCGATGACCTTGAGATGGTCCGGCGACCAGGCCAGATGAAATGTCAGCGGGAAGTAGGCCTCGCAGAAAAATCGAAAATCGCGTTCGGCCCGATGACGTCGATCGGAATTGCCGATCGCCGGCAGTTCGCCAATGTCTCGACCGGCCTGCGCGATTGCGGCATTACGGGCACGAGCTCGCTCCTTGAGTGTGCTGTAGGGATCGGCGTCCGGTTCCGCTTCTGGCCGGTGACAGACATCGACGAGCCACGCGACGTACCGCAGCAGGTCGACATGCCGGCCGTCACCCACGCGAAAGCCTGCCCGCGTACGGTGGCGGTAAAGCTGGCGTTCGCTGATGACTTCGCCCAGCGGGGTCGAGTTCAACAGCCGGCACAGTTCGCCCGGTCTGAGTTTGCGAGGATCAATCGCCACGTCCGAGTCCCTTTACCAGCCACGCGGCGTACATCACCAGGTTGATCGTGCCATTCGCATTCGTCGGAGCGCCGGCCTCGATGTCCGCCCGCAGCGTGTCCTCGCGCACGGGCTTCCCACCGACCTTCGACAGCAGCGCGGCTGCAGCCGGGATCGCCAGTGCTGTCGGATTCAGGCTGCGATCGTGGTCATCTGACGACATCAGGAAACCTTTGAAAAGATGCTGGAATCATTCGCGAACTCGCTGGAGTTCGTCCGCGTCTCATGGCTCCATGTGTCTCGTTGTTGAACGGACCACGAACTACGGAGACGCGTACGATGAACGCCACACACGACATGCCCGAGATCCTCGCCACACGGAACGAAGCGTGGGGTTTCTTTGGGACCACGCTTTCGAACACCGGCTGCAGCGACACCGACGCCCGTGAGATCTGGGGTGACGTGAGCTGCGAGTTGATTCACGCATTCGGGCTGACCAGCGAGCACGCCCGCGACTTCCTCGACAGCCGAGACGGACGCCACCTCGCTGACGCGATGACGCACGACGGCTGGATCAGCGGCCCGCTGCCCGCCTGGACGCGACGCTCGATCACCCGCTTCCTCAACACCCGCGACTGAAGGGCTCCTGCGATGAAGAACGCAAACACAACCACCTGGCTGGTCGCGACGGTCACGCGGTACGTGCTGGTCGACGCCGACAACGAAACGCTCGCCCGCGAGATGGCCATGCCGCTGCTTGAGGACCTCTACGCCGATTTCCGCGAGAAGTACGGCAACCATCCGATCGTCATTCACACGGTGCGACCCGCGACCGAGGACGAGATCGAACTCTGGAACTGGCATCACAAGATGCTCGCCCGGAAAGACCGGGCAACTACGACGGACTCCTGAGCCGGCCACGTTGGCCGGCTCTTTCTGTTTCTGGACCCACTTTACGAAGGGGAACGAAGAATGGCTGCAAGTAAGACCACGATGAAGAAGGCGACCACGCGGAAGGCCACGACTCGCAAGAGCGCGACGGCAAAGCCGGATGCCGCGAAACCGGCTGCGAAGAAACAGTCGGCGAAGAAGGCCGGCTCCGCGAAGAGGCTCAGCGCCTTGGACGCTGCGGCAAAGGTGCTCGGCGAAGCGACCGAACCGATGGCTTCGAAGGAGATGATCGAGACGATGGCGACCAAAGGCTACTGGACGAGCCCCGGTGGCAAAACGCCTCACGCCACACTTTACGCCGCGATCATCCGCGAGATCAGAACGAAGGGCGACGACAGCCGATTTGTGAAGACCGATCGCGGCCGCTTCGCCCTGAAGACCGCCTGAAGGAGACGCCGAACATGATCGCCGAACGACGATCCAGCGATGTCCCGCCCGGCTGCGAATGTCCGCGCTGCGGAGAACGCGACGCGGATCGCCTGGTCTGGCAGGACAACTTCGAAACCGTCCGCTGTGCGAGCTGCGGACATCTTTACGAACCCGATGCGGAGTACGAATACGATGACGACAACACGAGCTGAAGTGGCGGACGCCATCCGCGACGTGACCGCCGCCATGCAGACAACGCTGGATGAAGGCCGGCGTTCCACACGCATTGATGCCTGGGATCTGGTCGAGGCCCTGCTGGCGATCGCAGACCGCCTCGACACGCCCGTTCCCACCAGCGACGCGACTGGCAACTGACCGCCCGACGCGCTCCGTAGCGCGTGACGCCCCACGTTCGCGACGTCGGGGCGTTTTCTCGTTGGTCCGTAGAACGTTCAAAGCCCGCCCTCCATCGCCACACGCGCCAACACGGGCGAACCGGGCGCGACGGTGTCAACCGGAGCCAGATAACGCACCGGCTTGCCGAGTTCCTCCGCGATTCGGATCTCAGCCTGCACGCCGGTGCTCGTTTCCCAGCTATCGAGTATCAGCACAACAACTTCGTCGCAGCGCGACAGATGCTCGCGATCGAACCGCTCCCACCACGGCCATTCGATCGGCAGCCCTTCCGCCACCAGCGGATGCCCATGAACGATCGGTGCGAAGACAACGTGGCCCTGTCGCATGAGCGTGGCTGCCGCGCGACAGACCGCACGAAATCGTTCTTCCCGAATCGTGGCGTCTGCATGCGTGTAAGGGCTGGCCAGGTAGATCATGCCGGTACCTCCTGTTCTGGAACTGCCGCGATCCGCTCCGCCTTACGGCCCGTAAACTCCTCCCACCGCTTGACGATCACGTCGGCATACAGGCAATCGAGTTCCATAAGGAACGCTTTGCGTCCGGTCTGCTCCGCCGCCATGAGCGTGCTGCCGGAGCCGCCGAACAGATCAAGCACGTTCTCGCCAGTGCGGGATGAGTACTGCATCGCCCGCACCGCCAGCTCAACTGGCTTCTCCGTGAGATGAATCATCGACTGCGGGTTGACCTTCTTGATCGCCCATAGATCGGTCGCGTTGTTCGGTCCAAAGAACTGGTGTGCCGAGCCTTCTTTCCAGCCGTAGAAGCACCACTCGTGCGCTCCCATGAAATCCTTCCGAGTCAGCACAGGATGCTGCTTGTCCCAGATGATTGCCTGCGAGAAGTACAGGCCATGCTTCTTCAGGAACGGCGGGTAGTTGGCACAATTCGCATAGCCGCCCCAGATATAGAACGCCCGACCAGGCTCAAGCACTCGCGCCGCGTTCCCGAACCACGCATCCAGCAACCGATCGAATTCCTCATCGGACACGAAGTCATTGGCCAGCGGACGGTCCTTCGCTCGCAGCTTTTTCTGCGTAGGCTTCGCCTTCTCGGGATGCCGAGCGACGTCCAGCTTCTGGTGATGCTTCGCGCCCTCGAACGACGACAGGCCGGCGGCGATCGCATTGTTCGACCGCGGTTCGACCTTCACGTTGTACGGCGGATCCATATTTACGATGTGGATCGCCTGGCCATCGAGCAGCCGATCCACGTCTTCAGGCTTCGAACTGTCGCCGCACAGCAGTCGATGATCGCCAAGGATCCAAAGGTCGCCGGGTTGCGTGATCGCTTCGTCCGGTGGTTCAGGAACTGCGTCTGGATCGGTGAGCCCTTCCTGCACGCCCGGGTCGAGCAGCGTCGCCAGGTCGTCCTGCGTGAAGGCGAGCATGCCCAGATCGAAGTCCATCTCGCCAAGCTGCGACAGTTCGATGGGCAGCAGATCGTAATCCCACTCGGCGATCTCACCCGTGCGGTTATCGGCGAGGCGGTAAGCCTTCACCTGCGCTGGCGTCAGTCCTTTCGCCACATGGACCGGCACCTTCTCCAGCCCCAGTTTCTGAGCCGCCTTGAATCGCGTGTGACCGACGATGATCACGCCATCCTCGTCGACCACAATCGGCTGCCGGAATCCGAACTCCTGAATGCTCTGGACCACGGGTTCCACCGCGCCATCGTTGAGACGCGGGTTCTGCTCATAGGGTTTGACGTCCGTCAGTTTCCGTTGCTCAATTCTCATGATTTCTGACTCCGTTCAGACTTCGGACACACAAAACAAACTGTCCTCAATAGCGCTGCTGTTCCCGCGTGGATGTTTCTGTTCGCATCGTTCGGAAGTACCTAATCGCATGGGGTTGGCTCCGCCTGACCGCGTCCATGCCTGAGCAGCCGGCACTGTGCCACTGGGACAAATCGACCAGTGCTCCACCGGGCCATCGCACACACAGTGGGGACACCCCCTTATAGGGGTGTGTCCCACTGTGTGTTCCGGTCACTGGACCGCGTTTGTGTCCCGGTCTGTCCCAGTCGTCCCAGTGACGTTTTCGAGTCGATAACCCGAGTACTTCTGACCGTTCGACTTGGTGATTTCGCATTCGCTCACAACCCTGTTCGAAACGAGTTCGTTGATCGCCGGGTTGAACCGGCGTGTGCTGAGACCGGTGGCTTCCCGGATCGCTCGCGCCGTTTCGCCGTCAGAGAAGCGTGGCAGGACGTCGATGATCGTCTGCTGATCCTGATCGACCCGCGCGGCATCACGACGTTCGCGACGCCGGCGAGTGACGGTCTCTGAGGCTTCATCACGAGCCGCGTATGCTTCGGCGGCGGTCATCATCTGGACATCCCACCGACGCCCGTCCGAGTCCTGACGCGTGCCTTCATCGACGTCGATCCCCCAGAGCCCGCTGTGGCCGGCACTGCCACCGGCAGACATCCAGAGTTCGTGGTGACCACCCAGATCCGGGTCGTAGCGCACGCGACGATTGAGCAGCAGCCATTGCCGTACGAACTCCTGAAATCCCGCCCACGCGATGTTGTCGAGCTCTGCCGGTTCGTACGGCTCAGCGATGCCCTTCTTCAGGTGATGGCACAGCAGCGGCGTGCATCCTGTTTCCTGAGCCAGTTCACCAAGCGACTTCAGATACGACCCAACAATGAAAAGATTGCCGGCGTTCTCACCAAGGCCAAGCATCATGAGATACGTTGGATCGAGAATGAGAACATCGAGTCGATGCGTTTCTATAAAAGCCTTGAGTGCCCGAATCTGCTCGGCCTGCCCGAGTTGCGGTACCTCGAACGACCAGATGACGTTGTCACACTCGGCCAGCCGCAGGCCTTTGGATGTAGCGATCCGCCGTGCAGTTTCCTGAATCGTCGCGGCTCCGGATTCACCGCTCATCAGGCCGACGCGGCACGCGGTCGCGACGGGGTGCGCACCGAGGAACGGTTCGCACTGACCGAGCGAGATGGCCAGGTCGACACTGATGTTCGTCTTGAGCGTTTTCTTCGGGCCGGCAATCACGCCAGGCTGACCGCGAACCAGAAGTCCCGGAATCAGGTATTCCAGGTTGTACTCGTTGGCGTCGAGTTCCGCCGACGTGATCCCCGTGAAACGGGGGCCGGAATCGCTCTCCCGCATCTGATCCCAGTGATTCTCAACCAGGGCAACGGCGATCTGATCGGGTTCGTAGCGGCCAACGCTGTCTGCAATGCGATCAACCTCGCCCGATTTGAGTGGTGGTGAACAGCGTTCCGAATTCGCCCGATCGAGTGCTGCCAGGATTTCGCTGCGGGACATCCCGACACGACGCATCGTGCCCGCAAGTCTCGCCAGAGTGGCGTTCCGTTGGCCTGACGGTATTGCGTTCGCCGAGATCGAACCGGTTGCGACACGGGCAACCGTGGGCGACGTGGACGGCGAACGGGTTGGCTCGTTCCGGCCGTTTGATTTTGTTTCGGTGGCAAGCGCGTCGAGTTGGCGACACAACCAGTGAGGCGGTTCCGGCAACTGGTCGAATGGCAGGTCGAGTTCCCGATCCTCATCCCAGCGATAGCGACGACCGCCCTGCAGGATCGATGGCGGTACGACGATGTAACCGCCGTCGCCACGCGTATCGACTCGATCAGCAAGACGGCCGGCCGTGTTTCGCCAGTGCGTTTCCGCAGGCTGTCGAAATATGTACTGTTGGCCGCCGTTGGCGGTCAGCGACAATGGTGCCGTCCCCAGTTCATCAGTTCGACCCTCAACCTCGGTGAGCCACGTGCTGCCGGTGTCGACGTCGATGACGATCAGCCCCTGCGTCGCCAGACCGATGTTGGCATTCGGGCGTTGAGACCACCATTCATCGATCTGCGAGGCGTCCAGCGTCGCGTCACGATTTCCGTGCTTCGTGAGCGGAGCTTTAGTTCCGGGTGCGCAGGGGAAGACGGCGTATCCCCGTTGTGAATACTCCAAAGCAGCCGTCCAGAGTGCAGTCCGTTGCACGTTCAGAAGGGCACCTCGTCATCATCGAAACTCGGTTGATGAATGACGGGCTCCGGCAGTTCACCCAGTTCGTATGCGATGATTCGGTCGTACTTCTCACCAGCAACACTGCACACCGTGATCGTTTCCGCCAGGGCGACGCCGCCGGCGTTGGCGATGTCGACTGCGTCCTGTGCTGTTTCGGGTACATGGTCCGGCGAGCGGCGTTTCCACCACTGCTCCGCTTTCCACCGGGCGTATCCGGTATGCTCGAAGCAGACCCACTCAGACTGCCAGTGATCGAGACCCAGTCGGTACTCGACGCGCATCGTTCGTGGCGTGCCTTCATCGGCATCGCGTTTCAGATGGACGCTGTAGCGGACGTCGAGCACGTCGTATCGGACGTCGGTTGCTTCGCCTGACAGCACTCCGGTCTGACTGGCCTTCGCTTCGTGCTTCTGACGATCAGGCGGCGGGAACTCGAATCCACATTCGGGACATACGCTGTAGCCTGCGGCGATCAGCGACCGGCATTCCGGACACATCTTTGCCGGGGCTTCACCGAGTGTTTCTGCGGCCTCTGAAATCTGAATCGCGTCCACCGGTCCATGACGGAGCACGTTGCCACCAAAATCCAGAACGAGGCAGTTCTGCTTCCCCGGATGGCAGCGGAACCCCCTACCGACCATCTGGTAGTAGAGGCCCGGCGAGAGCGTCGGCCGGAGCAGTGCGACGCAGTCGATGTGCGTGGCGTCGAAGCCGGTCGTCAGCACATTGACGTTGGCCAGGTACTTCAGACCGCCGTCTCGGAATCGCTTGAGCGTCGCGTCGCGTTCTGACGTCGAGCTTTGGCCGCTGATGAACCCGCATTCGAAACCATGCCGCTCGATGACCGACGTAACGTGCTCACCGTGCTGGACGCCCGACGCGAAGATCAGAACGGCACGGCGATCCCGCGTGGTTTCAATGATCTCGGTGCAGGCCGACTCGACAAGCACTTCGGTGTCCATTAGCGCTTCGACTTCGCCGGCGACGAATTCGCCAGCCCGGACATGCAGGGCATCCGTGTCGGCCTGTTCCCGGCCGGCCTTTGCGGTCAATGGTGAGAGGTAACCGTCCCGGATCAGTTCCCGCACCCCGACTTCGTAGCAGACGTGAGTAAGAAAATGGTCCGGTGTGCAGATCGGGCCGTCCTTCATTCGGAACGGCGTCGCTGTGAACCCGATGAGCCTGACGTTGGGATTCTCATCCTGTGCATTGCTCAGGAACTGCCGATACATGCCTTCGCCTTCAGGCGGCAGCATGTGCGCCTCGTCAATCATGATGAGGTCGAACGCCCCAAGTTCCCGGGCCCGGCGATGAACGCTCTGAATGCCGGCGACGATGACGCCGCTGCCCGTATCCCGCCGATTGAGCCCGGCCGAGTAGATGCCGAACTCAAGTTCCGGCGAAACGACTCGCAGTTTGTCAGCAGCCTGCTCAAGCAGTTCCTTCACGTGTGCAAGAATCAAAACCCGCCCCTGCCAGAGCGTCACAGCGTCGTGGCAGATCGAAGCGATGACGGGTGTCTTGCCACCGCCTGTGGGAATCACGACGCACGGGTTATCGTCCCGCGATCGAAGGTGCTCGTAGACCGCTGCCCGGGCAGCTTCCTGATAAGCGCGAAGAGTCAGCATTTCACCGGCTCCTGATTTCGAGAAGTCGGTCTTGCCCGCCACCTGACTGATACGTACGATTTATCGCCCCCAATACGTAACGAGGCAGCTCTAATGAAAAAACTCACGCTCAGCGCTGATCCTGAAGTCATTTCCGAGGCACATCGCCTGGCGAAGAGCCAGGGCACAAGTGTGTCAGCCATGTTCTCGCGCTTCGTCCAGTTGCTGTCGCAGCGTGATCGCGAACGGCCTCGGATCGGGCGATTGACCCGTCGTGCAACGGGGATCATCCAGCTTCCTGAAGGACAGTCAGAGCGCGATGTGCTGGAAGACGCTCTGGCAGAAAAGCACGGCTTGTGACCATGAAGGTTTTCCTTGACACCAACGTTCTGATCGACGTGCTGGCAGATCGGGAACCGTTCTACGACGACTCGGCGGCGATCTGGACGCTGGCCGAGCAGCAGTCGGTGACTGGCCAGATATCGGTCCTCAGTTTCACGAACATCTTTTACATCGTTCGGCGACTGACCGATCTCAGGACGGCTCGACGGGCGCTCGGTCTGCTCCGCGATGCTTTCACGCCGGTTGCCTGCAACGCCAGCACCATCCAACTCGCGATAGACGCAAAGTTCCGGGACTTTGAAGACGCGGTTCAATATCAGAGTGCCGTTCAGGCGAATGCCGACTGTCTGGTAACTCGCAATCAGGGGCACTTTCCAACCTCCGGAGAATGCCCGATCCTGACTCCCGCCGAGTTTCTCGCCGCGCAATCGTTCGAATGACCGTCGCCAGTCAGTTCAAAGATCTGCACGAGAGTTCTGCCGCTTTTGATGGGATCGGCTTTCTTGATTCTCAGGTCGACGATCTGGCTGTCGTCGATGTAGACGCCACCGTGCTGAAGTGCATCCAGGAGTGCTTTCGCGATGTTGTCGATGTCACGCCGCCGACGATCAGGCGGTGAGGCCACGATCAGCATTTCGAGTTCTTCCGTGAGTGGCACAATCGACGTCTCCGCGAGAATCGCCAGTACGGTTTCCCGGAACCGGCGACCCTCGCGGCTGATCAGCGTTCGTGCTCCGACCCGACGCCAGTAGTGGTTAATCGACGGTGGCCACGGCAACTCCAGTTCCACCATCAGGCACGGCTCCACGGAGGCGTCCTGACTGATGTCGCCGCGGCCGCAGCGACCGGCGGAGACTCTTTCCGGGAGTAGCCGCGGATCTCATTCGTAATGTCACCCGTGTCGTCACGCCGTCGGCAGCGTACGTGGATCACGAGTGGCAGGTTGTGAAGTTCCACCGAGTCCTTCGGAGCCATGACACCGACGGCTCGACACACAGCCGACAGTTCCGCCTTCGCGATGGCGACGGCCGTCGCGTTCGGGTTATCCAGATTCAGGCGAGCCCACAGAATCCGATTGCTGTGAGGTCCCTCGATGATCTGAAACGTCAGTTGCAAATACTGGCCTGTGCCAGCCTTTGTCGGTTTCTTTTCCGACTCAGTGATGACAGCCACGTACTTGCCGGCTGGAATCGCTTCGAAGTCTGATGTTGGTTCCACTTCGTTCGCGTCGAATCCCTGCAGGTCAGCCATTGTTTTCTCCTGTTGATGGTTTGGTTGATGAGAGTGCGTTGATGAAAGCCGTCCAAGAGAGATCAATCTCTTCGTCGATGCCGTAGCGGTTCTTCGCGATGCATGACGGTCCGCCAACGCAGCGCAGAATGCGTTCGCCGCCGGCGTTACCGATTTCCTTCGCGATCGACCGTTTGCGACCGAAGCCAGCATCTTCCGTCTGAGTGCGGAACTTCCGCGTGGCGAACAGCACGGCGTCCGACCATTCGTTGACGAGTGCGCTGGCGTGCTTGTGCAACCGAGGCGAATAGCGGTCGTAAGCGGCGGTTTCCGGGTCTTCGAACTTCTCGACCTTCGCATGAGCAATGCAGATCACGACCATGCCGCGTTCGGTTCGAAGTCCGTTCAAGGCGTCCAGCACTTTGCGCCAGAGAGACACGGCGTGCGTGTAGCCCTTGGCATAGCCGCCATCGACCTTCTCGATCGATGAGACGTTGTACTGCTGGCAAAGGTCGTCCCAGATCAGACGCTCCAGCCAATCCAATGAATCAATCACGACCGTCTGGTAGTGGTGCTGCTCCATTGCGAGCTCGGCCAATGCCGTCTCGACGTCTTCGAAAGTGGTGGAAAGCGGGAAGCGGTCACAGTCGATCTCCGCGAGTCCGTCTTCAGTTTGGATGAAGACGGGTTTCGGAGCCTGCGCCGCAAACGTGCTCTTCCCGATGCCCTCTGTGCCGTACACCGCCAGTCGTGGCGGCATGGGTTGCCGCCCCTTCTGAATCTGCTTCATGAGTGACATGTAGTTGCAGTCCTTTCGTTGATTGAATGACGTGGATTGGGTTGGTTGTTGCGTTCAATTCGAAAGGCGTCTTCGCCGAACTCACGACGAAGAAAGCCGAGGAACACCTTGCACAGGTCGCGACCGACATCGGTGTCGGCCGCGACGACGACGGTGCGAGCGTCCTTGTCGAGAAAATGCCCCGCGTCCATGCGGACGCGTTCACTGCCATGCAGGCTTTCCGTAGCCCAGATCGCGAGCAGCAGGCTCGCTTCCACATCCTCGAAGGGGACTTCGTCTGCGAAGACGAAGCGTCGGGCAGCGCTGTGCATCCAGGTGTTCCTCGGCGGGGTTTGTTTCGTCTCTACCTGTAGACCTACCCGGTTCGGACGCGAGGTGACGAAGTGATTCTCAAAGCCAGTCTCGGAGTGCTGCGTCTTCGAAGCGCTGGCGCAGTCGCCGAACTGCGTCATTGAGCGTTGTCCGTGGGACTCCCAATTCGCGCGCCGCCTGAGAGATCGACGTTTCGCTCAATCGCCTGGCCAGGTCGCGGTCGTCGTGGTTGAGCGTTTCAAGCAGTGAGGCGACATCAACGGCCAGCGATTCCTGCTCGAGTTGATCACGCGGTACCTGTCCGCGATGGCGGTTCTTTTCCGTGGTGTCGAGACAGTCACCGAGTTCAACCGGTGCCTCGCCCGAGACCCGCACTTTGCCATGCAGCGAATCCAGCCGGTCACGGTCGCGTTTGAGAGCGCGCTGGTCGCGCAGCAGGTTCGCTGCGTAGCGATTGACGACCGTCGTCACAAAGACATGCCAGTGGGCACGCTTCGGGTCAAAGGACTCGGCATGGCGTAGCAACTTGAGCCAGAGTTCCTGTTCGATGTCGTCCCGGTCATGGGACTGGAACCCGGCTCGCCCGACCATGCGCCGGGCGGCGCGACGAACGACCGACGTTGAGAAGTTGTCGGGAATGCGGGGCTGGCTTTGTTGGTCGGTGGAATTGTCAGTGATCTGCAGCATTTCGTGACTCCGTCGGGGTGGAACTCCCGTCGTGCCCAGTGCACGACGACAGCCCCCGGGGGGCTGGCACGAAACGCGAAAAGAAAATCAGCCGGGTGACGCAACGCGTGTCCCAGCTGAGACTTCCGTCTTGAGATTTCACGTCTTGCAGTTGCACGAAAACGCGACAACTGCAAGTGCAACGTTTAGTCCTCTACTTCCACCGGCGGTCGAATGGCCCCGCTCCACGATACGAGGGCGTTGAGATCAGCAGCTGTTTCCCAGAGCACGCGAAGAACGTCCGCGCTGTCGTCCTTCAGGCAGCGGCTGACATCGGATTCGCTGAGTCCTGTCATGTGTGCCAACTCGGCCTGCGTAGGTCGTGGAAGCAGACGAGGCGAACCCGTTCGTTCCCGAGTATCGGCAGCGTGATTCCGCGCGGCATTGAGATGCCGCTGCATTTCGTGAACCAGCTTTTCGATCTTCGCGGCTCGGCCACCACGTTTCTTTGGAGCAGTCCGACGAGATCGCTCGTCCGCAGACGCATCCTCAAACCGGCCAGCGATCTGATCAGCATCGAACTCGAGGCCATCGCTGGTTTCGAGAAGAACGCTTTCCAGCGCGACCACGACTTTCGATCCTGCAAACGGCCAGTGACGAACCGATGCTTCAGTCGGAACGACGACCACAGCTGCCGGGCGGCGATCCATCTCATTGAGAATGTTGGCCTCGTGTCCCTTCCAGTTGCGGGCGAACATGGTCTCTCGCGACCTGCCATTCCACGTGGCTGTTCCCCATCGCCAGAGTCGGCCAGTCACAAGTTCAGTCGCTGGACCGCGAAGGTTTATTGTGCTGTTGAGAAGCGCGAGCAGTGCGGGAACGTCGATGTCCCATCGCTGGAGACTCGACGCCTCAATGCCCGTCGGACCGCACTCGGGGCACATCAGCAGCAGTGACTTCGCAAGCGGCGCAACACGTCCGATTCCGGCGCAGTGCGGACAGGGCAGCGAACGCGCCGGCTGCGCCGCTGCCAGAACTCGAGTTCCATTCATCCATGCTGGTGACGGCGACAGCCAGCGTTCGACGTCAGTTGACGAGAGCCGGGCTGGCTCCATCTCCAGCGTCTGCAGCACTCTCGACAGACTGCTCGTCACGTTCGATTCCCCATCGCTTGAGGTACTTGTGCACGATCTCCACTCGTTCCGGCCGTTCGCTGCGGACGGTGCATGAGTTCGGCCAGGTCACGTTGAAGGTCACCGTTCCGCCGCGCGTCCGGCTCCGAGGAGCAAACTGAAAACAGAACGTGACCTGCGTCACATGCACGGCGTGCATCGGACATCCCGTATCGTTCAGGCACTCGTCGATCATGTGGTAAACGTCGTCTGGCGTCCGGTCGGGATCGGCTTCCAGCGTGATCCGGCGATGGCTGTTTCGGAACGACAGCCGCATGGCCCGGATCCGAACTTCGACTGCATCTTCAGGATCGGTGGTCAGCGAGAAGTGCGGGTCCTTGAGCACGTCGAGGTCATACACGGTCTCCGGTTTCCACGGAGCCAGATCGACACCCAGCATCACGCGGCCGAAGACGGCTTCGATCCCGTCGCGGACTTTCGGCGGAACGCGAGCCAGCAGTTCGAGAGTCCCGTCGGCGGGCGAAAACGCAAAGACGATCTGAAACGTCTTCCGCATCATCCGTGGTCGCAACAGTCCGGACGAATCGTGGACCGTGACGTTCTGCACAAAATCGTCAGGCCACGCGAAAAAGTACTCGACGCCCTTGCGACTGAGTTTTTCCACCGTGCAGTGCCGGCCGCGACCCTGTTCCCAGACCAGCAGATCGGACAGCTGACGCGACAATTGCTCAACCGCTTCCGGCGACGTGTCGGGATTCGTGTGAGGCAGATCGGTGCGTATCCGCCAGCGACTCAGCGATTGAACTTCGTGAATCACCAGCGCCGACTGCACAAGTTCCGGTTCATTCAACCAGGCCCACATCGCCTTGTGATACCAGCCGCCATTGTCCGGCAGACGGTTGGCGAAATCGAAATCGCCAGCGTCCGCTGCCGCTTCGACCAGTGCATTGAATCCGGTCTCGCGTGACAGCTCGCAGACATCATGCAGATTCGATTCGACCCGGTCGAAGTCCTCGTCAGAGAGTTCATCCAGAGCCTGCTGGATGGGACCGATCTCCCGCTTCTGAAGACCGTCCCAGTCGATGGGCAGTGAGCCCAGGTTCATCCGGATGAAGAATTCCCGCAGCAGCGGGTTGGGAACCATGCGCAGCACGGTTGGCAGTGAAAATCGAGTCATTCGTTCTGTTCCTGCTGAATTCGGCGAACCGCCACGACTTTGCCCAGCACGCGAAGATCTGCATCCGGAGCCACTGGTATCGGTCGATACCGGGAGTTCTCGGGACGCAGTTCAATCTCGTGCCCCTGTATGGACAGTCGTTTGACGGTCGCTTCGCCATCCAGCAGTGCGACCACGATGTCACCGTTCTCGGCCACCGGCTGTTGACGGACGACGACCAGGTCTCCGGTCTGCATGCCGGCATCCTGCATGCTGTCACCGGAAACTCTCAGAGCGAAGTGCCGGCCCGAACGCACCTGAGCCGCGTCGACCAGCACTTCCCCTTCGACGTTTTCTTCCGCCAGCAGCGGCATGCCCGCAACGACCGTGCCCACGATCGGCACCGAAACGAGTCCGGCCGGATCGGGGGGCACCTGCCTGACCACAGTCAGGCTGCGGGCCTTGCGCGGTTCCCGATGCAGATAACCTTTGCGCACGAGCTGTGTGATCTGCTCATGCACACTGGCGGGAGCGATTCCCAACGCGTCCGCCAGTTCCTGCATCGTCGGCGGGACATGATTGCGCGCAAGCCATTCCTGCACCGCTGCCAGCGTCTTCTGCTGGGGCTCGGTGAGTCCGGATATTGGGCGTCGACCACGACGCGCACGCTGTCCCGCCACAGAACTGTCCTTTCATCGCCTTTTTCTGCTGTCCATTGATTGGCGGCATTTTAGCCCGCATATCTATCAGGTCAATTGAACAAGTATTTTAGCCGCCGAATCGCCGCCCTCGCCGGCGGGCGTCTTCGGCAACAATCGTCGGCGACTGAACGAGCCGGTCACTTTCGCGAGATCGAATTCGTCAGTTCGATCTCCGACCGGGTAGGTCTACAGACAGGGCGAACGAATAAACGCTGAAACCGAGCTGGCTGCCGCATCGCTGAACTGAGATCGCCCTGCGCGCCGCCAGACTCACAGCAGGATGCTCATGACAGATGACCCCGTACTGATGACGTCGGAAGAACGTCGAACCGAGCTGGCTGCGATCTTCTCTGCTGTCATTCTGCGACAGCGTTGCCGGTTGATCCTCGAACAACGGGAGTCGCCCGCGTCCGACACGACATGCCTTGAGCTTTCGTCCGAAACCGTGCTCAGTGACCACGACGGTTAACGGTTTCGAGATCGTGTGATGCGATCGATTTCTCAAACGGAGGCATGTGATGTCATTGAATGTGGGCAAAGAGATCTCGGCGCTGCAGCGGATGACAGTCCGGGAGCTGCGACGAAAGTACGAAGACGTCTTTGGTGATCAAACGAAGACGGGCAACCGGGCCTGGCTCATCAAGCGAATCGTCTGGCGAATTCAGGAAATCGCCGAGGGTGGCTTATCCGAACGGGCGCGGCAGCGGGCAGAGGAACTCGCGAACGATGCCGATCTGCGCCTTGCGCCACCGCGTCCAAAACCTGCCACAACAAACCCGGAAGCGCAGACGGTCACAACTCACGTGCAGTTCGATCACGACGATCGATTACCGCTGCCAGGAACGGTGCTGTCTCGCGAGTACAAGGGCCGTACGGTTCAGGTCCGCGTGTTGACCAGCGGGTTCGAATACGAAGGCGAGGTCTACCGTTCGCTCAGCGCCGCCGCGAAGAAGATTACCGGCACGCACATCAACGGCTTTCAGTTCTTCCGCCTTCGCCGGGAGAACCGGAAATGAGTCAGTTCTCTCAACGTCGCAATGGCCGGGAAAAGCCGCCAGCGAAGATTCGATGTGCCGTCTACACGCGAAAGTCGACAGAGGAAGGCCTCGACCAGGAATTCAATTCGCTCGACGCTCAACGTGAGTCCGGTGAGGCGTACATTCTCAGCCAGGTACAGGAAGGCTGGGAACTTGTCGCCGACAAGTACGACGACGGCGGATTCACAGGCGGCAACATGGACCGCCCAGCGCTGAAGCGGCTGATGGCCGACATTGAAGCCGACCGAATCGACTGCGTGGTCGTTTACAAGGTCGATCGCCTCAGTCGGTCGCTGATGGATTTCTCACGCATGCTGGAGAAGTTCGACCTGCACGGCGTGTCGTTTGTCGCTGTCACGCAGAATTTCAATACGACCAGTTCGATGGGCAGATTGACGCTTAACATCCTGCTGTCCTTCGCCCAGTTCGAACGCGAGATCATTTCGGAACGGACGCGAGACAAGATTGCCGCAGCGCGACGCAAGGGGAAATGGTCAGGCGGCATGCCGATACTGGGCTATGACGTCGATCCGCGTGGCTCGAAGCTGATCGTCAATGAGGACGAGGCTGTGCGCGTGGGAATAATCTACGAGCTGTACCTCGAACACCGCTCACTGCTTGCCGTCATTCAGGAACTTGAGAATCGCGGATGGTTCAACAAGCGATGGATCACCCGCAAGGGCACTGAACGCGGCGGGAAGACGTTTACGAAGTCGAGTCTGCACAAGTTGCTCACCAATGTGACGTACACCGGCAAACTGCGGTACAAGGACGAAATCCATGAAGGGGAGCACGCTGGCATCGTCGACCCGGAAACCTGGCAGCGCGTGCAGTCGTTGCTCCAGCGCAACGGTCGCACTGGCGGCGCGCTCGTGCGGAACCGCTTCGGCGCTCTACTGAAGGGCATTCTGCGCTGTGTTCCCTGCGATGCGGCAATGGTGCCGACACACACGAAGAAGCCGGACGGGAAACGCTACCGCTACTACGTCTGCTCGGCGGCGCAGAAACGCGGATGGCACACATGCCCGTCGCGCTCTATCCCCGCGACTGAGATTGAACGATTCGTCGTAGACCAGATCCGCTGCGTCGGTCGAGACGAAGAGTTGATTCGCGACACCGTCGCACAGGCCCGTGAGCAGGCCAACGAACTGGTGAAAGGGCTGGAAGCCGAACGCCACGGTCTCGAACAGGAACTCGTTCGCTGGAATGACGAAGTGAGACGTCTGATCGACCAGTTGAAGCCGAGCGATCAGGCATCGCCCGCCGTCGATCGGCTGGCTGACCTGCAGGAACGTATCCGCGACGGCGAACGACGCATGACCGAACTTCGTGAGAAGGCGCTCGCGCTCAGTCACAAGGTCGTGGACCAGAAGGAAGTCGCACAGGCCATGTCCCTGTTTGACCCGCTGTGGGAATCCATGCCACCCCGCGAACAGGTTCGTGTCATCAGCCTGCTGGTTTCCCGGGTCGACTACGACGGTGCCCGCAACAAGGTCGCCGTCACGTTTCATCCCAATGGAATCCAGACACTGACCGAGGAATTCACTGACGAGGAAGACGCATCATGAAACCGATTCGAGTCGAAGCCGAGATCCACTTCCAGCGACAGAATCGTGGCCGCCGCGTTCTGGTCGACGGCCCGCCGGACGACACACCGCGTCCGTCCGGACGCATTCCGCGAGTCGCCCGCCTGATGGCGCTGGCAATCCGCTTCGACGGACTGATCAAGGCTGGAAAGATCGACAACCAGTCCGAACTCGCCCACCTCGGCAACGTCAGTCGGGCTCGGGTCACGCAGATCATGAATCTGCTGATGCTGGCTCCCGACATCCAGGAAGACCTGCTGTTCCTGCCTCGGGTCGAATCCGGCCGCGACCCGCTCCACCTCCGCCAACTCCAACCCATCGCCGCCATCCCCGACTGGCGGAAGCAACGGCGAGCGTGGGGTGAGGCGAAGGAGTCGCCAGCAGACTGAATTTAATAGCATCCGTAGCCAAGTGCTGTGAGGATGACGGTTCTGTACAATCCGACCAGCACTCAAGAGATCTACAATGATGCTTCAGGACCAGATGCTGCATGGAAAATACATTTACCTGGATTCCGCTTTATACAGAGATTGGCCGTCTGCTTCTTGACTGGGAAGACCGACAGCCTGAACTCATCGAGTGCCTCAATAAATTGCGTTCGGATGGCATCAAGGTCACGCCGCTGAATGACAAAGGCAAGGACGGTGAACGGTTTCTGATCAAGGAGATCGACCCTTTCACATTTCTTGGCTCCTTCAACCGCCAGATTCGAAACGAGGAACGCCTGGCGATCCTCACCGAGGTCAAAAGGCTCCTCGGAGCAGAGAAGCCCCTTCCAGATGACTTCAATGGCATTCCGGTTGTGAACAACCAGAATTCATGGTTCATTTCCTACCAGGACAAGCGTGGTCGCGACGATGTCTCGGCCCTCTGGCGCGTGTTTCGATTGGCGCTGAGTGACGATCCGATTGGCAGTCCGGAATTCGCAGAGGCATTTGATGAGGCACTCAATGTCAGGGGTGTCGCTACAAATCTCACGATGGGACTGTTCTGGATTCGCCCTGACACGTTCTTGAATCTGGACAACATTAACCGGGACTATCTCAAGATCGATCTGCCTTCCGAGGGTCTGTCTGCCAGCTTCTACATTGATGCAGTCAAAAGTGTCGCAAAGAAGGGGAAACCTCTGCCTGAGGTTTCCCGCGAAGCCTGGCTCTCCACTAACACCGGAGATGACAAGCCCGGCAAGAAGTTGCCGGCTGGAAATAATTACTGGCTCGTTGGCGCCTACTGGAACGATTCCGATCCGCCCGACCAGACAGAGCGGTTCCTCGACGAAGGTGTTTGGCAGAACGGTTACACGAACAAGTACCTCGAAGAAGTCCGCTCAATCAAAGTCGGGGATCAAATTGCTATTAAGTCATCCTCGACACAGAAAAAGAACCTGCCGTTTGACGCGCGTGGCAACACGGTTTCGCGAATGTCAATCAAGGCGATTGGCACTGTCGTCGCCAATCGTGGCGATGGCAGAACGCTGGAGGTGGAATGGGACTCCGGCTTCAAGCCAAAGGAGTGGTATTTCTACACAGACCGCCGAACCATCTGGCGACTGCGAACTGATCCTGATTACCGACATACCGATCTTTCGAGCCGGTTAATCGACTTTATCTGGAACGGGGCGAGCCAGGACTATGGCTGGTTCTGTCAGCGATGGTGGAGCTCAGACGACGTTCCCGAACCGGACCCCGATGATGACGATGGTAGTTCAGGGGAACCGTACAGCATCGAGGACATCATCGCCTCGGGTGTATTTCTGCCCGAGGCCGAGATTGCCCACGCGATTGACCGACTTCGTGCAAAGAAGAACCTGATCCTTCAAGGCGCTCCAGGTGTTGGCAAGACCTTCATCGCGCGAAAACTGGCATACGCCCTGATGGAGGAGAAGGCAGATGACCGTCTGGAACTGGTCCAGTTCCACCAGACGTATTCGTACGAAGACTTCGTGCGGGGATATCGCCCACTGCCAGACCAGGCGGGAACGTTCGGGCTGCAGGACGCCGTCTTCTACAAGTTCTGCCAGCGAGCGCAGAGCGATCCCGACCGCGATTTCGTTTTCATCATTGACGAGATCAATCGCGGAAACCTGAGTCAGATATTCGGTGAGTTACTGATGCTCATCGAAGCAGACAAGCGGGGACCTGAGTTCGCCGTGCCGCTCGTTTATCAGAATAACGGTGAGCCGCGGTTCTACGTGCCTGCCAACGTGCATCTGATTGGATTGATGAATCTTGCCGATCGATCGCTGGCTATCGTTGATTATGCATTGCGCCGCAGATTCGCCTTCATGACGCTCACGCCGCAGTACTCAAGTCGAGTTTTTCGCCAGTGGCTGACCGATCGAAAAATGCAGCCGGAGCTCGCGGAACTGGTGGCCACGCGCATGATCACCTTGAATCAGGAGATTGCTGACGATCCCTTGCTCGGCGAGAACTACCAGGTCGGACACAGCTTCTTCTGTCCGCGCGGCGACGACTTCTCTGGATTGGACCGTTCATGGTTCGAAGGAGTCGTTCGCAGTGAAATTGTTCCGCTACTCAAGGAGTACTGGTTCGACAATGCGAGACGGGTTGAACAGGCCGAGGAAGGGCTGCTTGCGAAATGATCGAAATGGAGTGTTCAACACAGGAAGTTCAGCTGACGAAGACCGGAATTCCGGTTCGGAATCTCTGGCACATGCTGCTGTATGCCTGGGACGTCGTGCATTTGAAGTCCCACTGGAAATCCGAAGTCGAGAATGCCCCAACTTTGGACGCTCTACTGTCGACGATTCTCGCGAATCTGATCCAACAACGGATCCGCATTGGTCTTGGGCGGGACTACCGGCCGCACGCAGCCGAGATTGCGGGCATTCGCGGCCGTGTTGACTTCAATGAAAGCCTGAAACGACTGGCGTTTCAACATGGGCGAGCGTACTGCCAGTTTCAGGTCTTCAGTGCCAATGTCCCCAGGAACCAGATCGTGCGAAGCACACTCGCGCGGATGGTTCAGGTTGGCCAGTTCGGCACAGATGGACGAACAGCCGACGGATTGCGAGGTCGGCTGCGACGGATCGTCCGTGAGATGGAAGCAGTCGACCTGATCGAACTGAAGGTGTCCGACATCCGTCGGGAACAATTACATCGGCACGATGTCGACTATCGACTGATGCTCGCAATCTGTTTTCTCCTGAGCAAGAGGCAAATGCCGACTGAGGACTCGGGCTTTACGGGATTGCCGCAACTCGATCGGGACGCGTTCACTCTCTACGACACCTACGAGCGTTTCGTCGCCCGGTTCTACAACTACCACCTCCGCGACTGGACGGTCACTTCGCAACCGCCATTCGCGTGGCCAGCAGAAGGAATGACCGAGTTTCTTCCGGCGATGAGACCGGACCTGGCCCTGCAGCATCGGCCGTCTGGTCACCTGATCGTGCTCGACACGAAATTCACAGCAAAGATTCTCGTCACCGGCCGTTGGGGAAATCAGACCTTCAGCCGCGACCATCTCTTCCAGATTTATGCGTACCTGAAGTCGCAGGAAGATCGCTCGGAACATCACAGGACGTCAACCGGCGTCCTTCTCTACCCGACGGTTGAGCACGCCCTGTCTGAGAGAGTCGCAATTCAGGGACATTCGATCCGTTGGGAAACCGTGGATCTCGCAAAGCCGTGGGAGCTGATCGAAGAAGAGTTGCTGGCACTACCTGCTGACATCATCTCGAGTCAGAACTGACCACGCCGAATCTGCTGAAACAGCGGATCGCAGTTGGGCCACAGGGTTTCTTGCCGACTCCGAAAGCAACCGGCCCGTTGAATCCGAGAGTGTTGTTCACGCGAGAGTTCGAGAGTTTTGCCAGCGTTCTTAGGGCCGCGCCCGAGACCTTCAAGGTCCCTTCCGCACCCCACTCGCTCTCTGCCGAACCTGAGACTTTCGGCCTGCACGGGCCGCCGTCGCAACCCATTCGAGCCACTGGCCATAAAAGAAAAAAGCCCACTCCCCGACAGACGGGCAGTGGGCGTTAACTTTGGCAGTGGCCGGTTCGTTGAAAAACCGAAAGCTCCCCGACATGGACTCGAACCATGAACCTAGCGGTTAACAGCCGCTCGCTCTAC